CAATAACTCATTGGCTTCTTCCTTGGTTCTAACCATCGCAACTATATCATCGCAATGCCTATGATAAAACTCTATGTGCAATTTCTGCTTGGCATATCTGTCAACTTCCGAAAGTACGAGATTGCCGATTATCTGATTGATGCAGTTACCTAGTGTTATACCCCGTTCTTCACCTACATAAGCAAGTGGAGTATTCGAAGTCCAAGGACACGTTGCACGTTTCTTGGCATCTTCTTCCAGCAACAAAGGCTCAATATCCGATTCATAGTCTAAAACCGTCTTCTCTATTAGTTCTAAGAATAGGTCATCATCAATGTACCTTCTCAACGCATTCATTACAACCTTGTGAGGCAAAGACGGATAGAACTTCCTTATATCTAGCTTTACTACGTAATGAAGATTAGGATGCTTACGCAATAGCTGTTGGGTTCTCAAAGCTGCGAATACTTGACCCTTACCCTTTCTTCCTGCCGAAGAATCGTATATCAGAATCTTCTCAACTATAGGCTCGAACACTACCTTAATGGCATGATAGAGGATATTCCAAGGCATGAAGTGTTGTGGATATATCACTCTGTCCTTATCCTTTGCGTGAAGAACCCTAGGACGATAAGGCTTCGTAGGATATTCTCGCAAAATTATCATACTTTGAATCTTTTCGAGATTTGCAGTCTCATTTTTAAGAAACTGCTTCACGTACCAAGCTTCCTTATCTTTTACCACACTTGTTGCATCATTCGCACCTTGCAATAAAGTTTCCATCTTTATCACCTTGTCAATAAGATGCCTTGCTTTCTTTGTCATTATTTCAAAGAGTCGCTTATTTTTCCTCGCCCTAGGCTTTTCTCCATACTGGCTGCATGGCTACATCACCTAGCTTGTCTGTAATTTAATACTGACCTTTCTGCGTATATGTTTTGGCAGTCCACTAAAGACCGCCAAGGTTCACGAAACTCAATCGAAAATGGTTTCTCTCTATAGGAGAGACTACTTTTCTGCCTTGATTGATTTTATAAGCGAGACGAGCCCCGTAAGTCGTCCAGCGGATATCGAAAGCGTTATACGAAGCGACGCAACCGAGACCGCTGCGCGACTGGTTGTTGGAATTGCCACCCCAGATACAGAGCTTATGTTTCGTTCCACCTTTTATGCGAGTTGTTTGCGAATTTATGTGAATGTTAATAATTTAATTATTTAACTCTTATGCTCGCTCGCTACGGCTCGCTCGGTTTTTAATTGCCTTGCTTGCCATAGCTTGCTTGCGTTTTTTGGTGCTGCTGACCCTAAAGGTCAGCTCCGTTTACGATTTTCGGTAATGCGCCATAATAAGCGAGACGAGCCCCGTAAGACGACCAGCGGCTATCGAAAGCGCTATGCGAAGCGACGCAACCGAGACCGCAGCGCGACCGGATGTTGGAAGAGCCACCCCAGACACAGAGCTGTCCTGCATGCTTACTAGTGCTGTCGTAGCACCAATACTTGTCACCCCAACGACTACCAGAGCCGCCGCCACCTTGTAAAGGTATGAGGTCGAAATGTTCGCCAATTACCATCTTTGCTATCCACGTTTCCTGACTTCCTAATCGTTGAATTGTGCGATATGTTCCCGTAGGATGGCTGATAAGCTCTGCATCGGTCGGCAGTCGATTACCTTCGTAAATAAACGCCTCTAGTCCAGTCTGTCCTTCATTGTTTACATTACCAAAATAGATACCTTGTCTCATTTCCCATTGCCAGTTGTACCAGTCCTCGACACCAAAGAGAGATACACGACAAGCATTCGGTGCATTAGTTAACGTGATAGGTATCTTACCGCAACTATCTCCAAGTGATATTGTTGCACCCGTCTTCAACTGAGAAGCTCCACCCCAGTTGTCTGTCCATTCACCTTCACCGCCAACACCATTTCCGATATTAGCTTGTACGTTAGGATTGCCATACTCGGATAGGTTTGTCATCATTCCCCATTGACCATGCTCGTAGCAAGTGATACCATAATCCTTACCATTGTTTCTAGCGAGATTCCAGAAATCACGGATAGTCCTGCTTCCTGATGTATCAATGTTCTTACCGCTACGAGAATGAAGAGCATTACCAGCAACACTACCCATGTATGCACCAATCATCGGATGCTCGATATAATAGCCACCAATAGGATATTGTGACTGCCATACAACATTGCATCCCATTGATGCATCATACTTAACGACAAAATAAAGGCGTGGAGCTACTACGAACACATCACCTTTCGTCTCGTCAACGGTCGTACCATCCGCAAAAATCGAACTATTGATTGCGGATAACTTAGCCATCTTCTCACCTCCTGTCTTCACAAGATAGCGACCAATAGACCTTTTGTACTCTTCCCATAAGGATAGGTTGCCTATTCTACCCCAATTCTGACTATCTTCATCTTGTTTGATAGGTATTCCCCACGCTATCAATGCCAAGTCAAGTTGGTTAGTCTGAATAGAGTTAGCTAAATCAGACAGCTTGATACGTCTGAGCGAACCGCCAACCTCTATCAATAAGGTATCACCCTTAACCATTGATGATACCGCTGCTACTGTTGCAAGATTTTTCATATTTTGCTATTTTTATGTTACTAAATCAGTTACCAATTAAGTATTCTCCGTTCTCATCAACGAGGGGTTCAGAACCATCAGAGAAGAAGTCGAAGCTCGGCTTGTATTCAGCATCACATCTTATCTCCAACTCATCATCAGCAGTTTCGCCTAAACCAGTATCAGAGATATTGAAGATTGCCGTATCGCCCTCTTGCCATTGCCTTGTAGTTGTAGCACCAGCATTCTCGGCAATAGTGCTCCAATTGAGTTTGAGGACGTTGGCAGGGCATTCCACGATGTTACCCTCTGAATTAACTAGAGCAATCTGCTGTCGGTTGTCAACTCCAGGAGATATGTCTACGTTCTGTCCTGCCGATACGCTATACTTCGGATAGGTTCGGGAGACAGATATTTGCTTGTTGCATACTTCCGTATCGCCAACAAATGCCCTAATTACGTATGATGCCGAATAAATCAGTCTTAAATCAAGTGTGATGTAACTTGTGTTGATTGCTATCACCTCATTCATTCCTACGCTTATCTGTGTCATCGAAGAACCGCTCATTTTGTAGAGCTTGATAGTGTAGCCAGAAGTGATACTCTTTGCTCCCTTGTAGATATGAAGAGGAATATTTCTGAAATAAGCCTTTTCGTCAATGCAAGCGTTTCTAACAGCATCGGATGCCGCTATCATGCCATGAGCCACCTTGTAGTCGTACAGAAGCAGTCTGTCTGTCATTGGGTTGTAGATGATAGTCTCATCATCATCAATAGCCATTGAATAGGCATCATCGCTCTTTGCAACCGTGTTCAGAACTACCTCATCTGTAAGGATAGGAACATTGATTTTGGTTCGATAGTCAACGATGTCAGCCTTGAACCTCAGAGCAAATCGTTCTCCTACTGCTACATTACGGAATATGGTAAGGTCTCCACGTGTAGCACCATCCTGATTAATTGAGTAATCCGATGCAGCCCATACCTCGCTTATATCCTCGCCGTTGACAAGCCACACAATATTTGCAAGTACCGCATTTGCTTGCTGATACTTCCACGTTCCATCGCTTGCATAAGCTGTGATGTCTGGGTGCAGAACACAAGGTGTGTTGGCTCGGTTCGGCTCAAAGCTGCTGTTAACCACGTTCCACACTTGCGTTGTAGGAGAGCCGCCCGACACACATACGATTGATTTTGCCGTATTGAGAGGTGCAAAAGACCTTCTTATTCTTACTGCGTTGTTTGTTGCCATAGTTCTTTCCTCCTATTTTTACCAAGTTGCCGTAAAAAGAACATAAGCATCATGCTCTGTACCGCCATAGTCGCTCTCAGATTTTGCGATTGTGATAACGTTAGAGTTTACTTCCTTGATAAGCTCGTTATTGTCCTTGTAGGCTTTAGCGTTCCAATCAACACCTGTTTGCGTTACGATAGTATTTGTTCTTGTATTCTTAATGTGTCCTGTTATCATTGCATCCTTATCGCCTATAAGATTTGATACTTCCCCGACAATTACGTATTCGTCAGCGTTATCTGTTATCACCTTACCAGCTCTGAAACAAACATTCTGAGCATCTTTGTGGTAGAACTCGCAAGTAATGAGGGTAGAGCCGTTCACCATGTCACGAGTAACCGTGAGGGTCTTATCACTTCCAAGTACTTTACCTGCCGAGTTCTTCCACTTAACTGAGAAGTCGGTAAGTTCCGTGGTGGATATCCACAACCTTGCCGAGAGTGTAGCCGTATTCTCATTCTTAACATCTGTCAGTATCGAGCGGTTGGCGGTTATCCATCCCATGTATGAGTTATTGCCCATAGGTTGTATGAGAATCGTAACGAAGCCGCTAATATCCTGTGTACCGCTATCACCGATTGTGGCTGTACCGCTATACGTAAGAGTATCTGAGCTTGAAGAGCTGCTTGATGCAAGATTCTTGAATATCTTCAATCTTCCGTATTCATCCATACCGAACTTGCCATCACTAGTGAGCCAAAACGTTCCACTTTTACTATCGGTAAACACAAGCAACGTATCACCATACTTCCAATGATGTTTGCTGAGAGATACAATATTGCCTTTCGCACTCTTAACCACAGGAGTAAGGATAGGTCGAGCCGCATCGTCAGTCTCCCAGTTAGGGAATGGTGTAGCGTTGTCATTGTTGGTATCCACGCCTTGAAATAGAGGCTGTGTACTCTCTATTGAGATTGACAAAGAATCGTTGTTACGAACTCTTCGTACAGGTATACAACCTTGTGCTGAGTAATTAGTATCTGCCATCTTTATTCCTCCGTATTTTTAAATTGTTCCAACTCTTGATCGGTCATAGCCTTGCCACCGATATTCTTAACACGCTCATCCAAGGTATCACCTTGAATATTGTTACTCATCAGGATTTCCTTATCATTGAGTATCATCTTGCCGTGAGCAGTGATGTGGGTGTGCAGGTTGAATCCGAGACCCAAAGCCTGCACCTTGTCTAATATTACATACATCATACGCTTATTGTTCCTTTTGCTAGTTCAACTTTATTACCCCAAAAAGCAGTGATGGTGAAGATACATCTAGTAGAATCACCTATATCATCTTCTTCGTCAGTCCACGCAATATCTATCGTTCCATCAAAGTTCTTGACCTTATCCTTATTCTGCCAAGCCGCATCATTGACAGCATCACCACTATCACGCACGATGTTCCACGATGTAACTTGGGCTGTTATATCCTCAAAACCACGTATCACGGAACATACTACATGGTTTGTCTCTCCCTTGTCTATCCATTCTCCTGTGCTCTGCGTGATATTGAGTGTAGCATCAAGAATGGCATTCTGCGCCTTCCAGAAATCATTACCCCTTGCAGGTTCACTCGTTACATTTGTTCCTTCTGGTGCAACACATAACCAAGTTGTTCCGTTGTGCGTCACTTGGTCGTAGTACGTGTAGGTATCGCCTTGTTTCCAATCGCCACGATAGTTTATGGTCTTAATAGGTAAACCTTCAATGGTTACTATTTCGAAGTACTGAGAGTAGAACCGCACCTTCTTCGGACTTATCTCATAAACAAGATTATTATTGCCGAGTGTATAGCTATGTACGTTGGTATATCCTACCTCTCTAGGAGCGTTGTCACCATAGGTTTCTTTGATAACGAAACTCATTCTGTCGGTGTTCGTGCGATTACCCATGAGGACGATTGTGTCTCCAGCAGCAGGGTTATCGCTACCTTCTGCTTTATCAGTAGCAGAGATAACTATCCATGAGAATTTCTTTCCGTCATAGAGGATATTATTGTTTGCATCCGTTATCTCTTCGTTATCGGTCGATACCTCAGTAATCTTACGCCAATAGAACTTGTTCGATACATTCTCATATACGCCAGCCTTAATGTTAAAGGTCTCACATCGAACTTGGTCATCAACCTCAAACATATTTGTTGTTGCGGTTGTACCATCATCTGCTAACAAATAACACTTCCAACCAGTCAGCTCGTTTGTGGTCTCGTTATAAATCTCTCTTACCTCGAATATCTTACCTGCCGAAGGAGAGAAAACAAGGTTGCCGCCTACATAGGTCAGCTCACGGATGGTGAGGTTATTGAAGTATGCCTTGCCCCATACACTGAGGTCGGTAACGTTCAGTCCGTACTTTCCGTCCTTTCGCTTATAGAAGCCGAAACCCGACTGCATGGCATCATCGTAATCGGCAGAATTTAGGATGTTGATGGTTACGTTTCCATTTGCGTCAATGCTGTAGGCGTTGTTATTGCCTATGAGAATGCCTTGCACGAACCTCTGCACCTTCTCCCAGGTAACTGTACCTTTTGCGGTGTTATCCTGCAGCCTAGATACAAACTCCATCCTAGAACGTCTAGCAGAATAAACGTTACTATCGGATGCAGGAGTGGTATCGTTCATGCCGATTACATAGACACCTCCACCATTACCGCTTCCTGTGCCGCCTATCTGCATTCCATTCACCTTGATGGAATCAACCTTGTCTTCCAACTTACCCAACCGGCTAGTAGCTGCCTTCTCGCCAACCGTGTACTGAGGGTGGTCGTAAGGGACATCCAGAGGTATCTCCATGCCGATGATACGAGAGTTTCGGTAGTGCTTGCCATCCGCGTCCACCTGCGCAAACATATTATTAATCAGCTTTACCTGTTCACCGAGAGGATGGTAATCGTATGTCCCATCATTGTAGAACTTGTCACCATCCATCGTGCAGGTGAAGTTTGAGTTGCTGATCATGGTCTTCTGATAGTACTGCTTCGCTCTATCGAACAGAGATAACTGAGCAGTAGGGATGAGGTCCGTATCTGTAATCTTGGTTGCGTCCCAATTGAACAGGAAGAACCTATCACCTTCCTTCGGGCACATGACACTATCGGGGAGAGTTCTTCCGTAAGTGTCATTAGCAACAATCTCGAAGTAGTTAACCTTGTCGATAACTTTGAAACTAACATCGAACTCCATTCCCATGAGAGCACCGCTAGTGAACTTGATGCCTAGAGTGAGGTTGCTCTTTATCCAACTAGATTCAAAGCTTGTTGCAAAAGAATCTGTAGCCGTAACCTGCCAGAAGGTCTGTGTTGTCTTCGTACCATCTTCATTATCAACGGTGCTATCGTAGGTCTTGATACTGCTGACCCTGCATTCAACCTTCGGGTATTCGTCCTCAAACATCACGACACCTTCGATAGCCTGCTTGTCGTTCTTCACGACATTCACGTTCTCCAGGTAGCCATCCTTGGCATAAAAACCATCGCTATCCACTTCCTTGTTATGGAGCATGAGGTAATCTGTAGCTACGCCATCGGTGGTGACGTCCGCATCGGCACCAGTGAAATATCCTTTCGGGATATTCCTATCTGAGCCGAATGCGTACAGTCTTGTGATATAAGTTGACTTAGATTCCGAATAGGACATAGACAGAACATTAACATCCTGTTCGAATGTTGTCTGCCCTTCCATTTCGCAATATCCAAGGTATATAATAGAGCCATCTATCCACCACTCGCAGTTGAGTGCGTCTTCGGAACAGATAGCGTTGAGAGCATCAAGAATACTGATGGAGCCGTACTCGATCAAGAATCTCTTCTGGACATCGAAAGCCTTGTTGTTGTACGTAGTGTAGTCAACAGAGAACTCCTTGCCATTGTACGTAAGCCCTAGCGCCTTTAGGTTGCCGAGGATAACGTTCATGTGTACCCCTACCGTAGTGGTGAGGTTGAAGGAGGTCTCGTTTGCTCCGTGCTGAGGGCGATACTTGCAAATCTTATTCTTCCAAGACATATAGTAGGCATCCATCTGCATTTCGTAGTCGTAGCCATCACTATCATTGTGCTTAGGGAAGTATGATGATGTAAGCTCAAAGTAGCCGAAGTCGGGAATCTCCACGGAGTCACCAATCTCGAAATAGACAGGAGTTGCCGTAGTGAACTTCAAGATGATGTAGTGGTGGTCCATGAGCTGATATGACAGCTTAGAACCCTCACCGAAGTCCTCTAGCGTGAAGAATACCTTGTTATTTCTCTTAATCTGAATCATGAGCTTGCGTATTTACTTGTTTCACCTCTGTCACTAGGGTCTGGCTCGTTGAGCTTTAGACTGAACTTTGCCATTTCCCGAATGAACTGACTGAATTGAGTGCAGGAGAGATAGATGCACCGATACCACACATTAGGCTGAAATCGGGTGCGTATAACCAACTCTCCCTTGGCAAGAACCTCCTCGCAGAACCTAGCATAGTTCGTCATGAACGTATCAGTGTCCTTGGCGGTCATATTGAACGGCAGCGTTATCTCCCTCTCATCCAATCTAGGATTGTGCTTGATAACCGACTTTCCGTCCTTTGAGCGATACTTGTTGCTGATGAACTCCTTGTTTGGTGCAGGGGTCATGAGCGCACTGAGGGCAGTTTCGTCTAAGAATATGCCCCACGTAAGATAGGCATCCTTGCCATTGATATAAAGTTGACCATTAAGCATAACTATTTAATCATTAAATAACCTCATAGGCTTCGCTGTGAGCCGCTTTTGCTATTGTTGAGTGTAGTTGTAAGGGCTGACAAGCGAAAAGCCTATAGAGGTCAAATATCCTTTAATCTTCTGACCATATCATCCAGCTTTGTTCCGAAGTCATTATAAGTAAGCTTTGAATACTTCACGATGTCTTCGAGGTAGCTGTTTGTCATAATCATCATGTTTCTAATCTCCAATACTGCGCCATTAGTTGAGATACCGAGTGTAACGATGCTCTCCATCTGTGATATGGTGGTAGTCATGTTCTGAGCGATGGATTCTCCTGCTATCTGCAGGGCGGTGAAGCGACCATTCAGCTCGTCTGCGGTATCTTGCCCCATAGATGCCCATCCTCCGCTTGTTGCGGTCTGTGATGAGGATGAGGAACCAGTGTAGCCTGTCACCTTCGCCCACTCGTCACGTCTCTTCAATCCTTCCTGGACTATATCATCGTAACGCTTGTTGAATGCTTCTATGTCTGTTTCGGTAAGCTTGCCATCGTTGTCCTTGATAGCCTTCGCCCAATCATCATAGAGCTTCTTCAAGTCTCCGTTGATAAGGTCTTCCATAGAGTAGGAGAGAAGAGCCTTCTGCATCATTTCAGCGAAATCGTCTGAAAAGTCCTGCGCTGACTTGCTCATATCCATAAGGTCTGACACGAAGCTATCCTTCATGCTGTCAAAGGAAATCTGCGTAAGGCTTTCATTCAGCTTGTCTGATAACTCATCCAGCTTGCCCGCTTGGTCTATGTAGTCATTCAACTTCTCCGTCAGACGCCCACCATAGTTACCCTTTCCAGTGTTCTCAATGTGCTCCCAGATAGCAACGTTGCCACGGAGGAGCTTCATTTCCTCTGGACTAAGGGAGAATAGGTCGCCATTGAAGTCTGATTTGACGTTCTTCTTGATCCAATCCATCTCATCACTACCGAAGCCACCCCAATAGCGATTCCATGAGCCGTGCGAACCGTGATAGCTTGCCTGCGCTTTTGCGATGTCTAGGTAGTTCTGATTAGTCTCCTGCTGATTCTTGTAGGCTTGCTCGTAGTATGAGGTTGCCTTGGAACCATAGGAGTTTTCCATTGCGTCAGTCAAATCCTCGATGGATTGCTGCAAGAGGGTATTTCTGTCCGTCAGTCTTTCGATGGTATCATTGACTTTCTTTGCATTTCCATCTACACCGAACAGACTATTAAAGCCACCGAATGAAAGCGTGTTGAGGATATGAGAAACGTTGTTCCCGATACTCTTCAATGGCTTCATAACGATGTCACCCGATAAAGCATCATCGAGGATGCCCGTTACTGCGCCAAAGACCGTGTCCATTAGGTTGCTGATGAGTGTTCCGAAGCCATCTTTAAGAATATCGAGGATGCCGAGTATTGCGGAGATTATTTCACCTGCCATACCGCTATCCCCTAAAGCTTTCGTCAGAGATTTGGCTGCGTCACTATCTTTACCGAGCAACCCTTGGATGCCCTTTGCAAGCGTATTGGCAACGTCCTTCTGCATAGTACCGCCGAAAAGCTTGTCAAGCCCTAGAATGGAGTTTCCTATGCCTTTGAGTGACCCCGATGTGAGGCCTTGCAAACCATTTTCAAGTTGCTGAAACTGAGAAACTGCCTTCTGTGCAGATGTCTGCAAGTCTGATGATGCCTTCTGAACTGATGAACCGAACTCCAAAACGTTGTTAGATGCGGTAGCAAGTACGCCCTGTGCTCTAGAGAGGTTGGCTTCAGCCTTGCTGATACTTGTCTTGTCACCGCTCTTCTTAGCCTTGGCGAGGTCTTCCTGCGCCTTGGTGACAGCTTTCGTGGCTTCAATCTCTCGCTCTTGTGCATCAATATAGCCCTGCATGGCTGACTGATAGGAGTTGATATCGTCAGAGACTTTCTTGAAGATGTCGCTATCCCAGATGGTGGCAGAGCCTTGTAGCTTGGAGATAAGTTCCTGTATAGTCTTCTGCTCATTAACATCTGTTGTACTCTTTGAAAGCTCTTGCAGCTTCTCAATGGTAGGCTCAAGTTGGTCCTTGAACATAGCGCCGAAGTCTCCGAAGACGCTTCCCCAATCGATGTTCTGTCTGATGGCATTTATCTCGATGGTTTGGAGGTCCTTCTTTCTCTGCTGCTGAAGAGAGAGCTTCTCGCCTTCCGTCTGAGCCTTGGCAATCTTCTCTTCGTACTCCTCAGCAATGGCTTGCTTCTGCTGATAGAGTGAACCATACTCCTTCAAGTAGTCACGCATAGAGGTGATGGCTTCCCTGTTGACCTCATCAAGCTTCTTGTTGTACTCTTGGGTAGCGAGGTCTCTTGCCTTATTGAGGGCATTGGACTGAGCAGAGGTGAGGGATGCCTTCTGGCCAGCTTCCTTGTTTTTCTTCTTGAACTCTGCTTCCTGCTTGTCAATCTCGGCTTTGCGTTTGGCATAGTCGTTCTTGATTTCAGCAAGCTTCTTCTCCGTGCCTTCCTGCATGAGGGAGATAGTTTCATCTGTATTTTTCTGCTGCAAAGCCTTCAACCGGTTGTTCAACTCCTCCTGGGCTTTGATAGCTTTGTTCTCTTCCTTGATGCGAGTCCTACGTGTCGTTGCTGCTGCCTTCGCTACCTTCCCGCTTACGTCACCACCTAGCTTAGAGTAGGCATCCCTGGCTACTTTCAAGTTTTGGGTGGCGGTTTCGTACTGAGCGGGGGTGTATTTGTTCTTATTTCTCTCCATAGCACGAACCCTCTTCCTGGCTGCGTTGTATTCACGCTGTGCCTTGTTGTAGGCTTGCTGATAGGTTTCCGTAGAACCAGTGTTAGCCAACGCTTGTGCTCTTTTTTTGGCTTGGTTGAGGGATTGTTTGGCGGTGTTCCATTGAGCCCTAAAAACCAAAGGTATTGTCGTTGCACCAGTGAACGCCCAATTACGCTTCATCGCCAAGAGGTTGTTCAGAACCTTTGTTTTCTCAGACTCCTGCATGCGGAGATTCAGATCAGCAGGATTCTTCTTGATGTCTTCTCGAAGACTTGCTATCTCTTTCTGAGCCTTATTGATGAACGCATCCAATCTACTCTCACCTGTGGCGTAGTTGATGGTTTCGTTGGCAGCTTGCCAATCGTTAGCCAAATTGATTGCTTCGTCATAGAAGTCAAAGATTTCTTGACGTACACTTTCGTTCTCCTGTGCCTCTTGCAAGCGAACTTCTATAGGCTTTGCATTCTCGGCTGCTTGGTCTCGAAGTTGGATGATGTTGGAAAGCTTTTCTTCTGCTTGGTCAAGGTCTTCTTTGGCTTGGTTTATCTGTGATGAGATAGCGATGCTACCTTGACCGCCATTGGCTGCGTCTGCTCTGAGTTGCATTTGAAGCTCCTCAACCTTCTTTCGGTACTTCTCAACTTCCTCAACTGCCTTGTCGTACTTCAATTCATCCATGCTCTCGGCAACTTCCTTCTGCGTCTTAGCAAAATCGGCTGATGCAAGTTGTGCTTGTGAGTATTGCTCCGTTAACTGAGGTGCGAGGTTGGAGAGTTTTTGGTAAGCTTCTGCCTTCTCGTATTCTGTAGCTGTCTCAGACCGAATAGTTCTGATAAGGCTTTCGATATTCTGCTGACGTTCCTTGACCTTGTTATCAAACTCATCCCATGCTTCATTGGATTTCCTTACTGCCGTTTCATGTGCTGTTTCTGCGGTAGCAAGCTTATATACGGAATAGGTTACTGCTGCAATGGTGGCAGCTATCCAAAAAAGAGGACTTGAGAACATAGAAGCATTCCATGCGTCCTGTGCCCTTTTGCAGAGAAGGGTGACCTGTGCCCATATTCCTTTGGCTGCGGTGTCTCTTGCTGTAGCTGCGGTATTCAAGCCTTGGGCTGCGGTGTTAGCCGTATTGGCTGCTGTATTTGCTTCTGTGGCTGCGGTTGCAGCAGTTTCTCTAGCCGTTTGGAGTTGCTTTGCGATGGTGTTCCTTTCGTTAACGGCAGTGTTGAGTTTGATTTCTGCTGTCTCTACCTTCTGCCCATCTGTATAGGATTCCAGGGCATCGTAAGCATCTTGGAGTGATTGAACCTCGTTGTCCTGCATAGCAAGTTTGTTCTCCAATGCCTTCACTTCCTCTGCGGCTGCGGTGGCTGCGTCTGCCTTTGCTTTTGCCTGCGCCTGTAGTTCGGCAACGTAAGCCGCGACCTCTTCACGCTTAGATGTTACCAGCTCTGCCTGTGCTGCTGATAATTGACCTTTGGCTACTGCTTCTTCAAGGTCTGTCTTCTTTGCTTCTTCCTTCATAGGGAGCAAAGATTCAAGAGCTGACAACTCGGCTGCATATCCTACATTTGTTGTTGCTGTGTCAAAGGCTGCTATACTAACTGCCATTGCCTTATAAAGACCGATGGCAGATGCGGCTGCAAGGATAACCTCACCTATCTCCTTCCAATGGTCGATAACCTTAGATGTGATATCCAAAGCATCATTCATCAAGCCTTCCGTCTGAGTTCCGAGGTCATTGATAGCCATTTCGATGGTGTCTTGGATATTACTTATCTGTCCAGTAATAGAGTGAGATTGCTTTTCCATCAATCCACCGAACTTGCCGCCTTCATTGGTAAGACTTTCGATAGCCTTCTTGACTTCGGGGAAACCTACCTTACCTGCTGTCACCAATTCCGAAACCTTATCCTTGGTAACTCCGAACTGCTTGGCAAGTTCCTCTGTCAAAGGAATACCGCGACCTGTAAATTGCATCAAGTCTCTTGTGAACAATCGACCTTGCACCATCGTGGTACCATAGAGCCATGTGAGGTCCTGCAAGTTCAATCCCAATCCTGCTGATACGTCACCGAGCCTTCTCATGGTATCGGTAATCTCGTTGGCTGCAAATCCGTATGCAAGGAGCTGCTTTGCGCCATTTACCACACCCTTCATGTCAAAAGGTGTAGAAGCAGCAAGGTTGGCGAGGTCCGAAATCATTCCCTTTGCCTTCTGTCCGCTACCGAGCATGGTTTCAAAGGCAATTTCAAACTGCTGAAACTCTCCTCGGACAGTACCCAGTGTGCTGATGATTTCCTTTGCCGTAAAGCCAGCGAAAGCCATCGATGCAACGGACTTGATGCGATTGAAAACGTTCTCAATGCTCTGACCCTGCTGCTCGACTACTCTTGCTGTCTGTGATACTCCATCCTGCACCCCTCGAACGGCTTTCAGTACGGATGAATTGTCACCTGTTATGTCAAACTTGATACTTGCCATTTTTTTTATTCTGTCAATTACGTAAAAGTGCACCTCCTCACCAAAACCTTTATTCTTTACTTTTTTCTTGTTAGTGTTGGAGGTTAAATTGGATTCTCTTCGCTCTGTCTGATCAGCTCCATGATGTCCTCTTTGTTATCTCCGCTGAAGACCTTCTCTGTTGCTGATGGAATGTGAGCCTTCTTTCTTTCCTCATCGGATAGATAGATGGAAGTTATCTTATCCTTCATCATAAGCGTGAGGTTGTTGTATGATATTTCCCACAGAACATAGTCAAGGGTCCATTTATATCTCTCGCAAGCTGCGTCTATGAGAGAGCCCCAAATGGTTCTGCCACCAAAGACATACTGATTACTGGAGTCTTTGGCTTGGTTTATCTTCTCCATACGCTCCGCTTCCTTGTCTATTCCACATTCCGTGATGATGTCGTGAAGCTTGTTGTCTGAGAGTATGGTGATGAGAAGGGTTGCTATGTCATCGTTATCACAGAACTTGAAGATGATGTTTTCCCTTGCCTTCAATATGCGTGAACTGAGCATATCGGATTTCTTCTGAAGAGTGTGGTAGGCTATTATCTTACAGCAGAGACTTCGATTCTCCTCTACTACACGGAGTGCTTCAATGAGGGGATTCAGCTTTAAGTTATCATCTTTGATACCTAGCTGCTTAATCAATGGAGCAGTCAAATACATCTTGCCTAAAGTCTGAGGGTAGATAAACAAATGTCTTCTACCTACCTGTATGCCTAGAGGTGTATCTGTTAACACCATGGCTATAATAGCGCCAATTTCGATGTCATTCTTCATAAGCCAATAAAATTTGTTAGCACCCAAGGCAGGACTCGAACCTGCGTCTTTCAACCAGCATTTTAAAGACCAACTGGATTTCATGTGACGGACTTTGGTCTCGCTCTAACCAACTGAGCTACTTGGGTAGGTTGCCGACTGATAACCCTCAATCGGCAGAAGGGTGAAAGGAAATCAACATATTGCCTTAAACGGTACCGCCGGTTTGTCCGTTTGTTGGAACAGTTATCTCCGTTGTTGTGTCTGTAGCACCTGCAGGATGCTTGAATGTAAGAACGTATTCGTCTGTCTTTCCACTAGCCTTCTTGGCTGTGATGATGCGCCAACGGAACTGACAATATACGGTCTCACCCTTCTTGTTGGTGGTCTTTGCTACCTCGTCACCCTCTGGCACAAGAGCCTTGTGGGTGTACTGCATCAAAGCACCATCCGCAGAAGAATATGATTCCTCTACGCTGACGGTTGAATTGCCAATATAGCAGCCAGGGTTCTCTGCATCTTCCGGCTGAACAGCGATAGCGTAGTTTCCTTCGATAAGTCCATCAATGGTAGGGAATGGCTGAGGTAAGCCCTTCTTGATGAACTCTTGATAAACGAGTTCGTAGGTAGACTTAGTTGTCTTGGAATCGACAATACCGCCACCTTCCTCCTTAGCTTCTGTTGTATCACCCTTGGTAGGGTTCAGCTGGGTAGTGTCCTCCTTTGGAGTGTTAAGCTTCTTCCAGTTGTTTGTAGCATCACTAAGGTCACGAACATAGATGGATGGTTTTCCCCATGTTGTTACTGACATAATCTTAATCGTTTATAGTTTGATACAATAATTTGTTATTAATGAATACCGCCACCTTCCTCCTTAGCTTCTGTTGTATCACCCTTGGTAGGGTTCAGCTGGGTAGTGTCCTCCTTTGGAGTGTTAAGCTTCTTCCAGTTGTTTGTAGCATCACTAAGGTCACGAACATAGATGGATGGTTTTCCCCATGTTGTTACTGACATAATCTTAATCGTTTATAGTTTGATACAATAATTTGTTATTAATGATGTGCTCACTTGTGCCCTCGCAAGCTATTACCCTCTGTTCACTCATAGACAAGCGGAAATCCGATCCATGAACTGCTTCGAAGGTAGAGAAAGAGAGTTGACATAACTCACGAAGCCTTGCCGTGTTCTCTTCCTTTCGGGTATTGCCTTTCTTTGTGATAGCTTGGTCTTGAACGTAGATGTTTACATTCACGAAAGCTTCTTGTATCTGCGAGGTTTGATTTGCTAGTACTGAGATGCAAATATCTTCCTTGCCAGTTGTACCTGTTCCATAGAATGGTCTTCCTCGCTTGCAAAGACTACCAGTTACAGCAGTCTTTAATTTCGAAGAAGAGATAATGTTGTACACATCATCCTTAATATCAATATCCGATTTCATAGCTTTATCTGATTGATTCTACTTACAGCTTTATCCACAGCGAGCTTTAGTTTACCATCAACGACGGAACGAGCCCATAACTCAGTGGATGCAAGCACATCTTTATTTTCTTTAGCTTCTACAAAGTCTGCATAGTTCATAGCCGCGACTACTACCAATGCGTAAACCTGTGAGTATTCCTTTGCTAGGTCAGCTATCATTTGTCTTCCTTCTTGTGAACCATTAGAACCATTGCCTATGGAAGCAAAGGCTGATTCTACTTGTTTCCTTCCGTAGTCAAAGATTGCATAACCGATGGAGCTTCGTAGGTTTCCTGTATGGTCTATCCAACTTTCCTCTGCCGAGCGGTCTCTTATCCTTGCATTACATTCTTCTCCTAGCTTGGCATAAGCAGTGAGGATTTCTTGCTTTATTATCGCCATAGCGGACTGAAAAAAGTTATCGAGCGCAGACTGAGAGGTTGAGAGTTTTATACCCATATTTTACATTGCAGTTGGTAACGATGAAAGCCGAGTACAACAAATTCCTTCACTTCGTTTCCGAAGAGCTTTACACGGATTTTGTCTCCGTACTCGAAATCTCGGCATGCTCTAGGAAGGTTGTAGATGGTGTAGGAATAGTTCTTTGCAGAACCATCGGGGATAGTGATAACGTTTGCCTTGCCAGCAGGAACAATATCACACTTACAATAGTTCTCCACCCATTCTTCTGAGCCTTGAACATAGTCTCCGTTATCGTCTTCATACCCATCAGTTACGTGTAGGTAATCTAGGGTATGAGCAGCGAAATCCAATACAGCCATATCTTAACCTCCTATATAAACCATCGGTTGACCCAGTGCAGGGGATTCACCGATGGTTTTGTATAAAGCATTTATTCGTACTAGCAGCCTTTCCTTATCCTTGTCAGATAGTGTTCCTATGCTCTTGTCTGACTCGGATAAGCTTACAGCTTGTATGAGAGAGTACAGACAATCAGCAAGCGCACCTTTCCATTCCTTGGACTGGGCGACCTCAAATGTATATTCATCATCACCATTAAGCTGACGTTCTATCATCTTATTCTCCACGAATCCTAAAGAGATAGGGTAGTGGATTTCATCAATCAATGCTTGCTTTATTGTCTTCATATCAATTCAAATTAAACCTCTGGAGTGAGTTTAGAGAGAACTTCGGCTTCCTCCTCATCGCTGAGTGAGTTGAGAGCCTTAATCAAAGTCTCATCGGTTGAGTTAGCCTTCACATTGGCACCAGCAGCCTTCAAAGCAGCTATGAGGTCAGCCTTATTATACTTCTTACCCTTGTAAGTTGTATACAGATCGGTAGTATCGGTAGACTCGGCATTCGTATCAACCTCCTCAGACTTGGTAGTGAGCATATAAATCTGATCTACGTCCTCGATTACTGGCAAGCATATAGCCTGTCCTGCGGTAACCTCCTGCAATGATGGCTCATTCTTGGAGTACTTAGAGATAAGCTTGTAGCTGTCAACGTTAGAGTACTGAACACCTGCTACTCGGTTGGTGTCCTCTGCAAGGGTACCCCAAACGAAAGAGCCTACGTTGGTGTTACAGATGAAGATAATGTTATCCTCATTCCATGGTTTGAGAGAGTGCTGCTTTCCGTTCTTCTCGATAATCACGGTTCTGTTGATAACCTTGATGGCTGCACCAAACTCATCCTCAAATGCTTCCGAGAAAGCTGACTCCGATGGTGTCTTGAGCTTGGCATTTTCTGTATAAGTCTTATCCTCGTAGTCGGCAACAAGTTCTTTCGCCCACTGCTCCTTGCGGATTTTCTTAATCTGCGTCTTAGCGAGCATAACCTGTATGATGGTATTACCATCAGCATTTGCCTTTTCGAAGATTTTCTCGAAATCATCACGGGTAGTAACACCATTGGTTGCTGTTTTGAAAGAGTTAGCCTTCATGTAACCATAGTCAACACGGATAGCCTTACCCGAATTGTCTGCATCTTCAACGGCAATAATACCATTAGAGAGACCAGCCAAGAAGTTCATTTCGTTACGCTCTTCGAGACCGACAGAGCAAGCGACACCATCATTCATGAGCTTGTTGATGATACGAGCCTTTGCAGTTTCAGCAGCCTGTCGTGTTGATGCAGCCTGCTCAACCAAACCTTGCGCCTGGAATGAGTTGGCTCTTGCTACAAGGTTCTCGTACTGAGCCTTCATCATGTTGATGTTGTTGATGTCAGACTCCATGAGAATCTTCTTCATCGCAATCTTTGGCAACTTACCATTAGAGGTTGCGATTTGACCACGCTTCTTCAAAGGAATGTCTGAATCCATCTCAACGATGTCGGCAGCTACATATGTGGTCTTAGCTGATGAACCTTCCCACTTCTGATCGGCAGAATACACATCGGTAAGCATCTCCTTGTAGAGGTAGGTGCGCTCCTTCGGATTCTCCTTCTCCTTAACATACAAGCTAAGTTTAGGGAAGATAGCACGAATAAACTGAATAAAAAGTGATTCGTTCATATAAACAATCTTTTAAGTTAAAAACTAGAGCACAACTTAATCGTGCTCGAAAATAAGACTTGGGAGAGCGGTCTTGATGGCGGTTCTCTGAGTTTCGTCCTTGAACTGATAAGGCATTGCAACATCATTCACGCGACCATTATCCATAATGGCAACCGCTTCACCCTTCATGCGTGAGCGAACAACAACACCAGCAAATTCTGCATCACTAGTCTTGTCTTTGTACTTACCGCCTTCGGTTTCAAGTGGAGAATACTCATAAACATCATCAACCTTCTTGCGGACAATGATGTGACCTGCCTGAATAACCTCATCCTTGAAGTTGGCGTAGTCGAGTGCTCTACCGCCTGTGATACCACCGAGATACTGACGGATAACCACAGCGTCCTTACCCATGTCGTAGCCTTTGGTTTTTGGCTTGTAGTCTTCTGCTACCATAATCTAATAATTTATTAGTGAAACAATAGATGATTACATCTGAGCCAGCTTCTTGACTTCATCATCAGACATTAACTTATCTTCCTCCTTTGGCTGAGGTTTGGTATCGGGAGCAGGGATTCGTCCAAGTTTTTCAAGACCCTTTTCAAGTCTTTCCTTGTTCTCTTCCTCAATATCTTCCTTCAACTCATCGAGGTAGTCCTCAAACTCCTCTTCATTCTCAAACTTCATGTGAGAGAAAGATTTAAGCCGACGCTCTCCAAACTTACCTGTGTCCTTCAGCAGTTCCCTTACCTTTGCGGTACGGCTGCTTGTGGTATTGCCAGACTTCAATGCAGTTACATCACCTTGGAGTGTAGCAACAGCCTTAGTAAGTTCCTTGATTGCGTTGAGGGTAGCGGAGTCATCATCATCGCTATCCTTCTTGCCCTTCTTGCCCTTCCGTGACGGACTTCTACGTGCTGGATCGTCATCATCATCTGGATCGTCATCTGGATCATCGTCATCATCGGGTGCAGGATGAGCGTTTTTGTACTCTGAGACTTGGCGGTCTGCTGCGGACTGAGTTAACTGGAGTAACGGCAAGACATCATCAATTGCGTCACTAATACCTTCACTAACTTCTTCGTCAGTAGCATCATCTTTGAGTTGAAGTTTGTTGGCAACATTGGCGGCAACACCCTTTAACTCCTTACGACTGAACCCCAATGCCTTAATGTCTCGATTGGTTTTCAGTGCTTCAAGAACTTTTCTGTAATACTTGTTCATTGCTTGTTGAGTTATATTTAACAAAAAATGGTCTGCGAGCGAAATGCAGGCAGACCAAACGTAGAACTCGGTGTAAGAGCAATGTTACGAAAAGTTCTGTCACGTGCATCTTCACACGCTTTTATGGGTGCAAATATACGAAATATTATTTAATCAACAAATAGTTTTTGCAAAAAAGTGAGAAATTATTTTCATTTCAATAAACAAGGGAGAACTTCACAGCCCTCCCTTGAAAGATAAGATGCAATAAAAATGCACTTAAACGTGCAAAATATCTTCTGTGTTCAAGTTAGATTCTTTTGGTATGTAATTATGGGTTTGAGGTATTTTATCGGCTTGTAGCCTATAGTCTCCCTTTGTCGTGGTAAGAGTAATACTGATCGGACTTGCTACTGATGATAACGTGGTCCATAAAATACAATCTCATAATTTCACAAGCCTTCTGTATCTTATATGTTATCTCATCGTCAGACTTTGATGGAAAGCAGTTAGGGCTTGGATGATTGTGAACCAATGCTATTATTACGGCATTGCAGGAGATAGCTTCTTTACACACAATTCTTACGTCTATAGTGGTTTCTGATATTCCACCTTGTGACAATCGAACCATTTTGATTAACTTGAAGTTGTTATCCATACAGAACAGATAAGATTCTTCTATTTCTAAATCCTTGACGTATGGTAAAATATAGTTGTAGATGTCGAGAGAACTATCCAAATCTGTAAGTTCTTGCGACTTCTCTTTCATGAATCTTCTGCCAAGTTCGAATGCAGCGAGTATAGCGGTAGCCTTCTTTTCACCTATTCCTTTGATAGATGTAAGCTCCTGCAATGTCCTCTTGCTTGTCTTTCTGAGGGAATGACTACCATCAAAGATTTTTCTTATTGGTTCATTACCCTGTAGCATAGGGTCTATACCGATAATTGAAGCAATAAGGTTCTCGTTACTCAGATATTCTACCCCATATTCCTTTACGTATGATGTGATAGAATCGTACTTGATAGTTCTTGCATTATCCTTCATAAGATACCTCCTCTATGTCTTTTGAATAATTGAACACAACATCAAAACTGAAACCCAATTCAGTAATGAGGTAGAAATGAATATCCTCCCAGTCCCAACTTGAAGGAATGCCTTTTATCTTTTTAGACTTTTTGGCATCCATTGCTATGATAACGTTCTCTTCCATTGCTCTATCTTATTTTTAAAAGTTCATAACTTTCGTTTCATATACTATGAATCCTATCTGATCCACCACAATCAATTTAAGATGATTTCCTCCTGGTCCATTTATATCACCATCATTCAATCCGATTTCGTCTAACGTAGCTTTAATGGCTGTTTGGTAATCTCCTATGCCTTGAATTAATAAGCATAGGTCTGGTCTCTCGTTAAGAAACTGATGGAAACCATAAAGGCTATACGAGCCTTTTTTGATGAGGGAGAAGAAATCTTTCCATTCATCACCACTAATCTGCGTGGTTACGGATTTAAGCTCTTCTATTGTTGTGTAGTTGCTTTCCATACGATTCCATTTAGCGTGATACAATGAAGTCTTTATCTGTAAAAGTCTAATCCTTATATTTTTCGAACAACTCTCGGTCGCTGATGCAATCATTAGCATATGCTAACTCTCTGAATGAAAGTTTGTACCCAACAAACTTATCTTTCAATATTTCGGTTTTGAGTTCTTCTTTCTGAAGTTCCGATAATTCATATACTGTCATATCCGTTTCCTCCTATTAAACATTGCTATCCAACAATTCAAATTTTATTCCTTTTTCGGTTTTCTTAGCCATCCATTTAGCTGTAACCACACCGTCATTCCATGCTTTTATGAGGGGGAGAACCTTACACTCCCCTACATTTATAATTTGAGTTATATACTCACAAGCACCTTCAAAAGTGTCGAATGCGTGAAGTAATACCGTATATCTATCTGATTCTGTGTAAACGTTCATTGCTCTTATCTTTTAATTACTCATCAATATATTTTTTCGCTTCTTTCTTGGTGTTGAATGTTTTATGCCCAACACCATAGTATTGTTTTGAGATACCTTTCTCCTTATATGTGATTATGCCGTAGCCTCCATACACCTCATGAGCTTTTACTTCTCTATCTATTTCTGGATTTGTAGATGGTTTTGCATAGAGTTCACGAAATTTTGCGCCAGTATAGTAGATTTCAACTTCAAGGTTTGTATTAATGACTTTTCCTGCAACTTTTGAAGAATTTGATGTTTCGTAAACGTAAGTGGTAACATCTGCACCATTTTTAATTCCGTGTTTACTCTTTTCACGTTTCAAAACATCGTTGTATTCTTCCATTGTCTCACATTGTATATAACGTGTTTCGTTATAATCTGACGTTTCCATTCCAATTAGTTTCATTGCTCTTATCTCCTATCTTTTAAATTGTTATTTTATTTTTGATAGTGCAAAGGTAATCATTTTTTTGCAAATGACCAAACGTTTTGAGCATAAAGTACTTTTTGCTAACTTAGTTTAACTTATTGATACTTAGATACTTATGTCAAGCTATTAATTTTGTGTATGTAAGTCTATTTCTTAAAAATGGTATAAGTTATATGGAGATAAAAAATGAACCGCTTAGAAAGGCTTATATTGAAGTGTATAGTCTTTTTCTGAATTACTTTATATTAAATAAAAAATGCACTCTAACCTCACGGTCGGAGTGCACTAAGAGCAATGAAACGTTAAAGGTAACGTTTCGGCTGCAAAGTTACAAAACTTTTCTGTATCTTGCAAATTTATACTATACTATTTAACAATTGCAAATCATTGTCTCTATCGAAGTCGTATGGATAGAAGGTGTTGGCAAGGGCATCCATCTTGTCGGGAGAACGTTTCAGACGCTTCTTGATTTCGTCTTTTGGTTCCATGATGATTGAACCATCTGACTGAAACAGCCAATGCACTTCGCACAATTCTTGATCCAACTCGTCGTCAGGTGGGAGTGCTGCAAAGAATCCATTCTTTGGGTTGAGCCAGTCACGTATGCACCAAAATAGATAAGCCCTCATGTTAGCGAAAGAATAACAGCCAGTCACATCGTGCTTATTTCTCACGCCTTCCGAGAACTTGCAAGAGAATGCAGTTAAATACTTTTGTTCTATGAGTCTCGAATAAACTCCAGCACCTTCTCCTATGGTATCAATGAATGCTTTATTCTTGGAACTCAAACTTAGGTAGTGCGCGACTTGACCTGCGACTGCCATGTGGTCCGCATGACCACCCGAATTATGACACTTGATTTCTGAAACATAGTTTCCTTGTCGTGGAACATAGCAAGACCTATCGCGCCCCATACCTGCGACATCGACACCTAATCGTATTGGCTTATGGGTGATAAAGCCACTATCTTTAAGTTCCTTCCATCTTCTATGTGCAATCTCGCACCATTCGTATGGAATGAGGGTATCTTCGGAAACCTTCGGAAACATACCGAGAACCTTAACACGAAAAAGGTCATTTGGAGTGTAATATCCACCTTCCCACACAAAATCACCACGACCTTCATCAAACTCAGACTTTCTGATCTTCTGTGCCCATGCTGAGACCTTATCGGCTACCCATTCATAGTCAACTTGACCAGGAATGATATTTTTCTTGCTTACTACGTTCTCTGCGTTGAGGGATGATAATCTAAACTTCTTGAATCGGGGAGACTTCATGGAGTTGGCTGCATACCCTGTAGTAACATTTGGGTTGAACACCAATAGCAATCGAGAGTTTCCTTGCAGGTTACCCTCGATTGCATTATAGATGGTGTCCGAGATACCGGATGCTTCTGTTACGATGAACATGGTGTTTACAGCATGGAATCCCGACCAAGCCTCTGTATTGTCGGCTGAAGATTTGAAACCTGTCAGATACCATTCCTCATAATCAGTTCTGATGCCATCCGACAGCAAACGACCAGGCAGGAAGCCTGCCTTTTTGTATAGACGTGCCACTTCTGGTATCATGATGTTTGTTACCTGTCTTCCTGTCGGTGCAGTAAGGGCAATCTTGGTGTTCTTTTCCAAACTGCCATCCTTACCAAAGCGAGGAGTGAGGTAGAGAAAACATAAAGCGGCTACGGCAGCGATGAAGTCCTTACCCCTTGCAGTTCCACTGGCTACCGTTGTCATTTTGTTCTTCTGAACAGAACGCAATATAGCCTTTTGCTCTTCGTCAAGGCGAGCCTTCAAGACTTCCTTGGCGAAGAGACACCAATCATTGCGCCATGCAATCATTTTTTTTATTGCTTTCTGTTCTGACATATTTTTAATTCAACAATATTCGTATTTTCTTATTTCCTTTGAGTATGGCTGCCGCTGCTCTGTGGTGACCGTCAATTATATAAATGTTCCCATTACGCTGTACTCCATAAGGGACTTCATTTGAATCAAAATTAATAGATGCAATCGCCTTTAGATTATTCGCTCCTATGTATTCTTGTGTTGGGTGTATCTTATCGACCGATACATATTCGTACTTTCCTGTTGGTTTACTAAATGACGATACAGTTTCTACGCTTGCCCTAACTTTTTCTGATTCCTCTTTTTGATATTTCTGCTTGAATACATCATTTACTTTGACAGCCATAGTACTCGTATTACCGAAAAGAGGGAATGAAATTGCGTCTACCTTTTTGTATATTCCGCCACCCGCATAAGCCTTTCGGCTCTTTGCACTATTGGAATTATTTGTTCCTCTTGTGCCATTACTACGTTTACCCATAAACAATTATTTTATATATTCCATTTATCTCTATGCTTTATATCTCCATTATATGGATTTTTAAGCGCTCTTAACGCCCTGTCTAATACTTTACTAAACACTTTAGGGTTGATGTCTTCGCCTCTAAACAAATACGGGTCGACTGTTCCCTTGCCATATTCGACGATTCCATACTTATCTACCATAATCATATTTTTTGTAAAATTATTTCTAGAGGATATTATACGAAGTCCTGTTCCATCGAAACCGCCAACCATATACTCATCAACCTCATTTCCCTTGGTTTTATTCAAAGTATTCCCAAGAACGTGTGACACAGCGTTACGCAATCTAGACCTATCCTTTGTTGAGAGATTAAAGTACTGATCTATTTTTTCAATAGCTCCGTTTTTAAATTTTGCTTCAACATCTCTTCCACCGAGTTTGAAGCCATAAGATTTGGTGCCACTGAAGCTTTCTTGCTTATTCCCCCCTATAGAACTCATGCTCATGGTTCTCGACTGCGCCAAATTTGCTGCCGACTGACTTCTAGTTCCACTACTTCTTTTTCCCATAATCAAACATTTTAATGATAAACTATAATAATCTATTTTAAGAGATTCGGAAAATCCTGCATGTTATCAAGCATATCTTCTACAGAGAAGTTTTTTACTTGAGTATCATACAAGGTCTTTTTCAGCTCTTGGTATTTTTCTTTTGCATCAACATCAAGCATACCAATAGTATCTTTCATCTTTTCAAAAGCTTTCAACTTATTCTTGATGATGATGATTGGTGTTACATAGACGGCATTATTTTCCTTACACCACTGCTCAATTACATTACCGCCACCATAAACGATAAATCTGAATCTGTTGCCATTTGCTACGAACTTGGCAATCTCGTATTCAAATCGCAGTTCATTTAGTCGGTCTGTGCAACCTCTTGTGGCGAATGATGAGTAACCTTTAGGGACACCCATCAAATTCAGCTTATAGAACTTAGGAGCCACATTTAAGTCAACGAATACACCAATCCCCTTTTCCTGCATAGCTCTCGCAAGAAAGCGTTTCTTGTAGATAGCCTGCATACCAAAAGCTATTGGAGTATCATTTGATAAGCTGAAGTTTGGCTCAATAATGCTGCCAGGGTTGTACTTCAAAATTTTCTCTGGCTTCTCATAGATTGACCGGAATCTATAATCATCAGTATAGAAGTGGAGTGTTCCCCTGCCATTCATATTCGTTGTTCTTGCCTGCTCACCAAAGCAATAGAATGGGATTTCTATGTACTGAGGTTGCACATCTGACAACAAACATGGTATCTCCAACGGATTGTCCGTTGGAAACAAACAGTCTGGTATATACAATTCTCCGTTATACATAATTATCCTTCTTCATCATCGGGAAGCTCCTTCATTAACTTCTCGAATGGGTTTTCTACTAATCTGTTATCTACTTGCTCGACATAGCCACGCTTCTTGCCCTTAGTTTTCAGAAGGAAGATGATTGCGGTTAGGTTGCCTTCGTTCACCTTTTCGACCAACTTGCTTTCAGTAAAGTCAAGAATGCCTTCATCTATATCATCCAACATCTTGGCTAACTTCTCATCCTCTTTTCTCCAGTTATATAAGGCTTGGCGTGTAATGCCCAAAGCTACTGCCGTAGCAGCCATATTGCCGCCCTTCTTTTCGTAAGCAGCGGCAATTTTTTTTAATTCTGTTCTTCTTACCTTTGCCATAATCAACCTTTTTAACTTGCAGATGCTATGACTGCTTTCAAAGCATCTATGTAAGACATATTTTCTGTTAGCAACAAGCAACGTGCTAAATCTCCAATAGGTCCGAGACCAGGAAGGAGATTGACGTCTATCACGTAAAGGTTACCTTCATTATCGCAGCGCATATCAATACGTGCATGATGTCGTAACCCAAGACTGGAGAAAACATCGGAAGCTATCCTCTTAGCCCTATCATCTAAATCTCCATAGACTTTGCAGCCGACCTCCATATAGTTTTTCTTGCTTTCGTATGTTTGGATGCCGCCATTTGTTGTACAGATTACCTCCATTACAAATGTTCTGAGGGGAAAGCCTTTTATGCAGACAACCGTAAATTCTCTTCCATCTATAAAGTCTTCTATAACAACGTCTCCTTTACCTTTCGGATCAAGCTTTTTTGTTTGAACTCTAATTTCATCGGCGGTGTGACAAATGTTTAGTTCAGAGATACCAAAACTATCACTTCCATATCTGGGCTTTACGAAATAAGCTTTTCCGTGCAAGTCAAACACCTGATGATACTGATGTGGTACTCTAATACCATTCATCGTAAGCCATCTTGCAAGTTTAGCTTTATCCCTTACAAGTTCGTACTTGCTAAAATCTTCTGCCGTGGTCCTTACACCTTTCTTTCGAATAGTATTGATGAGTAACTCACTTGCAGTTCTTAGCAATACGACATCCCCTTTGTCAATGAAGTCGAGGTTGGCTGTCTCGTCAACAACTGCTAATTGGATATTTTCTCTACCAAGTGCTTCTTGGTAATATCTGAAAACTGAAGGTGTATTCAGTTCTTCCATTTCCTTCTTACTTGTTATGCTCCAAATCATTTTCTTTTTCTCCTTCCTTTATTTCGGTTAAACGTTCACTTGCTAACTCTAGCAACTTTGCAAATGTGATGCTTGGGGATTTTATGCCAAACTCCTTACCTATCTCTTGTTGGATTTTAAGCAGGGTTTTCTCATTATCTTCTTCGGAAGCTAGAACGAGAGCATCACTTTTGCGAGCTTGTTCACGAATGTTTCCATACAATGTGTCCAGACTAGCAAATGAACTAGGGTAGAGGATGATGGTGAATACGAAATTCTCCTGCATGGCATATACATCTATACCCTCTGTGCTTATTGGCTTAATCTCGTCAATGTTCACATGGGCAAACTTCTTAAAGTCGATAGATTGAATTGATGCAAACAGCTTCTTCAAGATGCTAACATTAGCTTCACCATGAAGGGAGTTGTGAGATAATTCAATAGCAATAGCTTCATCATTTGTAATCTCGCTCTCTTCTACATATAAGATGCCTAGCATTTTATAGTGCAGTTTCTTGCAAGCCCTCAAACGATGATTACCGCTGATCATGATGTATCTACCATTATCCTTCTTGATACAGGTAGGCACACTACTCAATCCAGACTTAGCTATGTTGTCTGTTAGTTGGGCGAAGTCTTCACCCGACATTTCATTTGCATTGATTTCTACCTCATCTATGAGGTTTATATCAACTTTTGCGTATTTCCATCTATCTTCATTTTCCATTCTTCAACGATTTTTGATATTTCTCTATGATTTCCTTATTCGTAGGGTATATGCCAAGTATTCCTTCGTAAGCAAGATAAGATGATGTGCAGTGTTCCTTCACTTTCTTGTATACACCACGATATTTCATGCTCACAGGCTTATGGGTATAAGCGCAGGAAATAACCTTTTCGCAAAGCTTGTGCATTCTTCTACTCAAATATCTTTGAACTCCTACAGATTGAATGCAATACAATATGAGTTTACTCAATCGAGGGATAGCATTATTCGTACAGAAGTCCGTCAACTGAAACAAATCATACCCCTTGTGCTGAGGTAACGTAAAGCCAAATCCGCCTAGAGTATATTTATCGTATTTTACCGCAAAAGCATACGTACAGACACTGCATTGGTCCACCTTCTTGATATACTTCTTTTGCAAGCAATGAAGTAAAGGTGGGGTTACTCGTTCAATTATCAGTTTACTTTCGTCTGTAATCTCCAAATCATCGGGAGGAACAATCTCATTGCATTCGATTCTGTATGAAGAATACGAAGTGCTTGCATTATTTTGTGCAGTTGGCTTATTGCAATAGAGGAACCTTCCTGCAGACCGTCTTTCCCCACTCGAATTATTCCACATAGCTATCTTATGTAGGTTTCTCAGATAAGGGCTGTTGCTGAAATAGTAGAAATAACTATCACTCGGAATACTTTCCACAAGATTATAGTAGTCGTTCCTTGCAACAGAAAAATCTGATTTCAAGTCACTATTCTCAGAAATGAGTTTGAATGCTCTCTTCTGCTTCTTCTCTATTCTTCCATAATTAAAGAAGATTACCTTCTTATTCTTGATGGCTTCTTCTAGTGTTCCGACATGGAAATCACATGTAGTGAGTAATCTCATCAATCGCTCATTTGCCTCCTCGGTTTTCTCGATAGATTCCCTTGCCTTAATTTTCAACGCTTCGAAGATGGCACTATTTCTTGCCGATTCACTCATGAAATACTTTTGCAGTTTCACCGCATAAAGAGCCAAAGCAAGCTGTCTTGATGGTGAAGGATTGTTATAGTCCTCCAACCATGCAAGCTTATCCTTATATGTTAGTGATGTTTTACCATTTGCCAACATATAGAGCAGATAGCAGTAGGCATCTTGGCAGTATATAGATACTTCCATCTTATCAAGGAAGAATAACTCATAGTAATACATGAAGCCATTTACTATGCAGATTTCCTTGTGTCCGTTAGCTTTTACAGCATCATACAGAGCTGAAACCATTTCAGAATTGTATGGTAAAGGCTTTGTCATATACGACTCTACCTTGTCGTATGGATTTCCTTGGTAGAGTAGCGGACATAATTCGTCTGGAACATCATATTTAAGCCCAGTAACCTCACAGAACTGCTGGTATGATGTAATTGATTTGAAATCCTCCAATTCGTGGCTTATAGCGTAATAAAATAGCCTGTATGTGGACAGAACACAAGCCATAGCTTGATAGAAATCATCAGTAGCATGGTAAAGTCTAAACTCTATCGTCTTTGTCTTAAAATATGCAGAAATATTCACTGCATGACGTATGAAACCTTTGTTTGAGTTGTTAGTGAATAACTTCTGAATATCCTCGAAAGTCTGAGCCTGCAGGACTCCTTCATAATACTTTTCTGTTGGAGTTGGCATCGCTATGGATATAAGCTCATCGCATTCTGATATTTTAGCATACTGCTTAAAATAAGGGTAACACACATAGAAAAATAGGAATACTTTCTTTATCTGATTGACAGGTAAATCACCGACATAAATATGTACATGAGTGTAGATGCTCCATTTTAGCCTGCCACCTGCAGCAACCATTGATTCATATACAGAGCGGAGGTTATGCAGCTCTTTTAGGCAGCAAAGATGTAGTGGAGGGGTATTCACCTCTCCACCAAACTGCTTATTGCTTGAACAATCGGTATTATCAATGCTCTCTTCCTTGCTCCAGGAGTAACCTTCGGGCAAAGTTACCTTCGCCCTTTCAAGATTGCACATTTCGATTTCAATACCAAATGTTCTGTTTTTTATATCGCTATCTACATTCATGAAGCATATCTATTTCGTTAATAATACCTAATCTCTGAATAGTTCTTCCTGTTTTACGGAAGTCTATTCCTAAAGCTACACTTGCAAGCGTAATGAGGGATGATGTAACAGGTAACTCTAAGCCTATATGAAGGGCAATACTTTCCATCAGTACCAATCCCTCAGAAACGTCTTCTGTGATGTAACGTGAGTGAACAGATGTTGGGCTGATGGCTCTATCACTAGATTCTGAGTAACGATGCAAACTCTCTATTGGGTCTGACATATTGAAACCTCCTGCTTCAAATACGCTTGTTTTGAAAAAGCCCAAGTTTTTTAAGACTTTCATCTTTTCTTCGTCAAGTCTCATCAATAGATTGATAGTGGAGTCATTTCCTCTTGCGTATGCTTCACGATACATACAGAAATTTCCCTTTGAATATTCTATTCTCGGAATACTCATAATTGAACCTACCGTATGCAACACCATATTTGGATTGAGTAATGCAGATTCAAGCACGCAATATTTTCCTATAAAACCTTTGCTAATTTTATGCAGTTTCTCCATGCAGGTATCATGATTAGAAAAGCATGCTACAGGAATAACTTCATGTCTATAACCAACACGAAAAACAACTTCGTTTGGTTTATCATCCAACTCTACTCGTCCTTCCAAATATGGACCTGTTGCTTCAACTAACATTGGTAGTTTTCTGCAATGTTTCTCAAAATAAAAAGAGGATGCGTAACTAGAGATACAGACAACAATCTGATCATTGTGAAGGTATTGATGTATACGTTCTACTAGACCCTCATAGAAGTTACTCTGAATAGTACAAAATATAACTTCTGCTTCTGCAACCTTACTGAGGTCTTTAGAAACCTCTTTGATTGCAGTTTTTATATAAGTTGATTTCTCTTTAAGAAAAACCCTTTTGCCGTTCTTGATAAGTCTATCAAAGGCATCTGATTTGTATGAAGATGTCTTTAGGAGTGTAACTTCATGACCTTTAATAGAGAGGTCTGCGGCAAAAGCAACACCCACGTTGCCCGTTCCTATAACTGCTATTTTCATGCTCTTTTATTTTAATTCTACAAAAATAGAGCGGCTAGAGGGACTCGAACCTTCGACCTTCACATTGGGAATGTGACGCTCTGACCGACTGAGCTATACCCGCAAAAGAGCGGAGAGTTGGAGCCGCACCAACGACCTCAGTGATGGTATCACTGCGCTCTGCTAACTGAGCTATCTCCGCTTATAATAACAATATTCTCTACACGCAAAAAAGCTCGTCTTTCCGAGCCGTTAACCCTTGTGGGTATTTTGAAAGGAGGAATGCCTAAAACAAACTTTGCTCCGAGTAAACAGGATTCTTGGAAATTCCAAATTCCTCGACCTGTACTCCCAACTTTTCATTCAGCCATTTTGCCACTAGGTGGCGATGGCAAAAATCATCTGGCTTTTCGAAGCAACATAGAGCTACATCTTTTCCATTTGCCATTTTCTCTATTGCTGAGAGAAATGCTTTTGGGTCCCGATGAGCCAATATCTCAGAATTGAAACGTTGTACGTAATCTTCTTCCGATTTGGAGTTGTGAAGAATGTCCCATGATGGTGACACGTACTTGTTTGATAATCCTGTAAACCATTTCGGAGGGTAGAGGGCAATGCCGATCATCATGATACCAGCTTTTGCTAACTTAGCTCCGTTTGAGAAGTATGATGTATAAATTTTCATTTCTTTTGTAACTTTTTGCAAAGATAGATAAAATTATTTAATCAACAAATAGTTTCTTGAAAAAAGTGAGAAATTATTTTCAAGCGTACATTTTCTTAAGAAACTTCTTTAGATATTCGTTATTAATATCCTTTAGTGGAGTAGGGGAGAATGAGGTATCTCGCTCTACGGTTAAGCCTAACTTAGTTGTTAGCCCCTGCAACTCGGTTAAGCTTGTGTAGCCGTACTCGCCTTCACCACTTCCATTGATAGTGATTCCGTAGGCGATATTGTTCTCTAGGTCTGCTTCCAATATGAACCAAGACCATGCACCAACACAAAGGAAGAACTTTGCTTGACAGATGGCTTCTTCCTTTTTACCATCCTGCGAGTAGAGAGGATATTTTTCCAGTCTCTTCTTAATTTCTTTCGTAATCAGTTTCATTGCTCTATAATAGTTATATGTTTTTAATATTACTCACTTTTAGATATGCTTGTTTTATATCCATATCTTCCGTTATTCCATAACGCTTTAATTCTCTAACCTTCTTTTTGGGGAAGTAAAGACAGATGTTTCCTTTCCATCCATTAAAGTTACCTATGTTTTCTAATAACTCTTTCATTGCTCTTATCTTTAAATTGTTATTATTTATTTTTGATAGTGCAAAGGTAATAATTTTTTTGCATTTGACCAAACGTTTTGAGCATAAAGTACTTTTTGCTAACTTAGTTTAACTTATTGTTATTCAGATACTTATAGTATAGTATGCTTGACGCATCTACTATCATCTGACTAGCATCAATTCCTAATGATTGATAGAAAGCACCATGTCCGCAAAGTGTTTCGTATGCAATTCGCATGATTCTACGTTCATCCTTTGTGAAATCATACTTAAAAGTAGAAAAGATGGAGAGTGCTCCTTTCAAATCTCCATCTTTTAGCTTTTGCACAGCTTGTGCAGTTTTACTTATCTTCATAAGGCTCAATCTTTCTTGTTGTGAAATCGTCTGCTGTTAAGATGATTTCTGACCCATTAACCATTTCTTCGACTTTATCGCATGCGTCACTGCCATTGATGGCATCAACCTCCACTACCTTTTGCAGGTATTCGGTGACTTGCACTTTAACCTTGTGAATGGCAGCTTTCTCTAGTTCCTCTATTTGAAGATTGAACACTTCTAGGAGTTCTTTGATTTCCTTTTCGATTTCCTCGAAATCAATGATGATATCCTTCAAGCGTTTGGGTGCTCCATTTATACCATGACCTTCTTTGTCGCACCAGTTTAGGGCTTCACTATCTGGATCGAAGTTCTCGTAGTAATCATCGAGGTTCTTCAAAAACTCATTCGGGTCATTGTTTGGCATTTCGATTGACATGTTGAAATCTTGACCAGCAGGAGAATAACGCTGAAAGAAGATGTAGGAAAGGTCATTGCCATTATCTGTAGCATCTACAGCCCAACCTCTAACTTGTCCTATATGGATAATCAAATCTAATAACTTCTGTTCCATTGCTCTAACTTTTAAATGTCGTTATAATGAAGACCTTCACCCTTCACTAGTTCGTGGTCTTCGTTTTCAACTAATTCTGAGAGGGATAACCAGCATCCACGATAAAGAGACTTCTTCAGCTCTTGATAACGTTTTTCTGCAACTTCCTTATCGGTGATGAGGGATTCTTTAAGTTGGTCCTCTGTGTAGAGATACCATATCAATTTGTATATCTTCATAATCGTATATTTTATGGTTCTACTATATATTCGTTAAGTGTATGCTGTTCTAGCATAAACTCGTAACCTACATTGTTAAGTTGACTTTGCTTATGATACCCAAGTTCATTAATCTGAGTATCTGTAGCATTAAACTTCCTTGCTGCTTTCATGCAATTTGGAAGGTTGCCAATAAAGAGCAATTCCTTGCTGTCTGTTGATAGGTGCTCATCTGTTCTGTATAAGAAATAAACCTGCAATTTCATATCATTTCGTATTTACATGTATAAATCCGCGTATCTCTTATTTACTCTACCAATAAGTCGCATGGCTTTTCTTAGCAATTTGACCTCTTTTTCTGATAGAAGGCTTTTAGGTGATGTTACAAAACTACCTAAAAGTTGCTCTAATTCTATTCTGTCTTTATAACTCATTCTATTCCTTTCTTTGAAATCTATAATTTGGGCATTCCCTTTTATTAGCTATCACAAGCAGGACAGGGAATAACAGACCATGCTTGCAACCATTACCATATTCGTCGGCTGCTTCGCAAGTTTCACAGCCATAATAGGTGTTGATGTTGAATGCGCTCATAACTAAATCTCCATTGCCACTTCAATTCCTTTCTTTGGATTCTTAGTAGCTCTGTCTAGGCAAACCTTTCCATTGAACACACCCTTGACGATAGCATAGAACTCGGTGGTCTTCTCGCCATCTTTTTGTGCAGTTGGTATTTTGCCAACCCTTTCACAGACTATTCCGTTTTTAGTAAGGATGGTGTTTGTGACCATTTCTCCGTAGTAAGACTGCTCTGTGCGCTGTTGAATGACTTTACCGACTACCTTGACTTGCATACCTTTCTTGATGGCATCAATACCACCTTTTAAGCTATCCTCGTAGTTCTTCACCAGGAAGAAAGCATAAACGAACTGCTCCGAGAATGTGTAGTAGTCATTTGCTACTTTCTGCATTTCAACCTCGAATTGCGATTTAGGCTCTTTAGAGAGCGCAAAATCGCAGACCTTTGTTATGTATGAGGAGTCAACCCTAAACTTCTTAGAATCTCTTATTTCCTCTAATTTGGCGATTGTTTCTGATGGGTAATAGTGACCATTTGCGTAATAGCCTTTCTTGTAAACAGGGCACTCGTCATACTGAGCCTTGCACATGGCGATCATGTCATTCTTCAAGATGGCATCCGTATATCTACTATCCTTAGGACCACCCCAAATTGGAATAAGGTCTCCATAGTCATCATCGGTGGCATATCTGATGGTGTGGTCGTAGGTCTCATAAAGTTTGCGTGTAAAGTCTGAGAGGAAGTCAATGTACTTCAATCCGAACTTTTTTATGCACTCGCAACCTACTTGCAGTTCATCGCCAGTTTGCGTATTCTCGATTACGTATGCGTTGTTACACCAATGACCACATAGGTCGCATTTGCCGTAATCAGCTCCATGCTCCTTAATCTTGAATACCAACTCCTTGGTTGTATCAGCAGGAGTAAAGGCTCCATTCTTATATGTGGCCAGCAATCTCCAATTACTTTCGTCTGGCATATTGATGGTGAGGTCACAGATGTCATGCCAATACTTACCAATGATGGTTTGACAATCTTCTACTACCGCATGACGGAACAACTTTTTCCGTGGGGTACTAATGGTGTAGTCGAAACCTTCTACATTGCGCTTTGTCTTCTCAGCGAACTTCTTAAATGCGTCAACTGACTCTGATGGAATAAACGTTTTTATCGTATTCATTGCTCTTATCGTATTGAGGTAGGGTGGTTAGCCCTACCGTTTCCTTCTTATGCGACTTTCAAATATTTGCGTAAATCAACCAATACTGATGCTACGCTTACAAAGTATGGAATGCCATTTCTTTCTTGCTGCATGTGGATTCCGATGCTTTCTAGTACAGCTTTTTCACTTTTGCTGTAGAAGTTATCTGCTAGCGTACCAAACTCGTTTTTGCCGTATGGCTTGTTCAGCATGTCGAATAGCTGTTCCTTCTTCATTTGCTCCTTCAACTTAGCTGATTTCTCTTCTCTAGCTCTTGCAACTCTTTTGAAGTTCATCTTCTCCCAAAGAATGCAGAAAGCATCCTTGTCTAGGTCACTTGCCATATATACATTCTCGATGGAAGCATATTCGGTAGCATTGACCGACATTCCTACTCGCTGTTCAAATTCTTGCTGTGTCATGATTACTTGTATAAATAAGGTTCACCAATAGGGTCAATGAAAGGCTCTTCTTCTACTGAACTTGTATATTGAAGACCTTTAAGGGTAGTATCAATCTCATTATCTAGTTTGTTAAGCGCATCTCTGTCTGATTGTTCTGTCATATCGAAAGAGTCTCCAGAAACCCACTCTAACTTTCCGTCTTCATTGACACCTTCGCAATCGATGTTATTCTTTACAAAAGGATTTTCGTTTATTCTTCTGATAGCTTCTTTGCTATCGGACTTTTCTATTGTTACTTTAACGTATTTCATTGCTCTTATCTTTAAATTGTTATTATTTATTTTTGATAGTGCAAAGATAGTCATTTTTTGCGAATTGACCAAATATTAACTATCTTATTTTCAATTACTTACAATAGTTTAACTTTTAAACTTCTTTATAGCCTGTTTGCTAACTTTTGCTAACTTTTTAATCGGACGTATTGTAGTTTGGGAAACTTTTACTATCTTTGCAGCATGAATATACAAGAATATCTAGAACAATGCTCTGTTAAGTCCGTGGACGAGCTTACAGACGAACAGGTAGTGAACTACTATACCAAAGGAAATGAAGGTGTAGCTCAAATGTGCGCAGTAGAATTAGCTCTACAAAACTATCCTATTAGCGGCTTTACGAGAGAAGAAATAATGCTCTCTATTCGCAAGGCAATGAAAACTAAAACAAAGTTTGGTCTGACCTATATTACCAATGAATCAGCCGTAGGTCCTACCGAAAGAAAATCAAGATGGGTGGTAGAACCATAGACTACCACCTATCTTTTTGTCGGTTTGTTTAGCTTATAATACTTCTCATAGAGAGCCATAGCTTCATTATAAAGCCTTGGCAAAACCTTTTTGAAGTATTTATTGTTAGACCAATAATTTTCGCTTAAATGGGCTATAATCTCAGCTAAACAATTATGCGAACTCAATGCGAAGTAATCGACTTCGTGTCCTAACATTCCCTGTATCCAGTTGTGGTCTTTGTCGATAGCTTGCAAAGTATCAGAGATTTTGCCAAATTGTTCCATTACATCATACGTTTTGTCTTTTACGAGTTTGAGCTCTTCAAATAGTCTATCAGCGATTTTCCATTGCGAAACACCTTCTCCATCTACGTATCTATATTCGGGCTTGTTGTAGTCTGCAAAAAACCTTTTATAAAGATTCTTGAAGTCTGCATTTCCTTCCCAATTACCTTGTAATGCGGCTTTAGCGTGTCCGTATTCGTGATATTGGAGACCCTTGCGATACCATTCTGAATTTAAGATTCTTTCCTTCAGACCATCGAAGTCTATTCGCACATGATTGTATTTGCTCCAAAAGTATGCTTTGTCGCCGCTGAGGGTGATACAAGGAACAAACTTGTCAAAGCTATCGTAGAACTCTTTCTTTCCGAGCCATTTGGTCGGACTCAATCCAATACCTCTAAAGCCTTCTACGATGGTATGAGGTGTATTGAAGGATAGCTTATCTAAGCCATACGCAATCAAATCTTGATCCGAAGACAGCTTATAGATGTTGTACGCACCCTCTATCTCACGATAAACCCTTTCATAACCTCGGACATCAATCCTTGCAGTTTCTATAGTCTTGATGTAATCATTGAAGCGAGGAATCCATCTTGTAGGAATGATACTCAAATCTGCTGTTCTCAATTCGTTCAGATGGGTAGCAGCTTCCATGACCTCCTTCAAGCCGTTATGATACTCGTCAAGAAAGACCTCATAAGCCTTGCCCCAGCCTTCTGTTATGCGAGCCGATTCTACTCTTATCCAAGAATTGACGTTATCAATGTTTGGACCATACAGATTTTGCATGAGTTTCTTTCCTGCCATAACTGCTTCCTGGTCGTCTAATGCAGTCTCCAATTCCCAATCATCAAAATCATCTATCAGCTTCTTAGGCTTCAACGGAATAGAACGAAGGTCTTGCAGTTCCCTACGAGTTTCTTCATAGGTAGCCTTCAACTTTGGCTTAATCTTGCTCACTGGTTCGAATTGTGTAGGAGTGATATTCGCAAACTTCTTGGTTATTCCATCCCTCCAATCACCGAAATCATAGCTATAATCAAACTTAGCTAGATAACTTTTCTTTATCCTGCCGAAAGACTCTACAGCTTGACTAACCTTGTCATCATACTTATCGAACATATCTGACAAAACAGAACGTTCACTATCAGTCATCATTCCAAAACTCTCTTTAAATTGATGTGTAGTGAGGAATTTTTCAAAGCTTGATATATCAACATCATAGGCTTTAGCATTTCGCCTTAATGTTGCTATGTCAGAATTATCTACATCTATGTTGTATTTCAATAAGTCTCTGTTCTTCCAAGCAAGCTTTATGGCTTTTTCGTCTCTGTCAGCATGGCGGTACTCAGCCGCGTCCTCAACGGACAGGTGCCAATACTTTCTGTTATCCTTCAAGAAGTATGGAAGGGTTTCAGCTTGCCCGATTCGGCTGCGGTTCTTGCGTACCCAGTCATTAAAGTTCTTTGGGGTGCGAGAAATCATAGCTGACTTCTGAATGGAAGGAGAACCATAGTACTCTTCATCGCTCATCACAATAGGTACAACATAACACATGCAGTTAGGGTGCCAACCTAGGAAGACAAAATCTTTTGGGTATATTCCCAACAAATCATCACAGATGTCGGGTGCAGGGTGGCGTTTACTCAACTTAATCTCGTAGCCCAAGATGAAGTCAAATTGTTGCCAACGTGTCTGCTCTGCCTTTCGGTAAGCCATATTTATCTCGGTTCTTGCCAAACGTATAGAAGCGTATTGGCAATTCGCGCATGTAGCGGCTTTTCCGAACTTTTCTGTATAATCAGCCTTTAATGAAGGATAGTCTAACAGATACTTACTGATTCGCTTGCTGAGAACAACCGCAGACTGCCCTCTTTCTATTGCAGTTGATATGGTATGCTCCAGCTCCTTTTTCAAGGCTTGTGACTGATACCATAGTTTCTGCGAAACAGACAACCCCTTATCAACCCTATTCTGAAAAGCCTTCAAGGCATCTGAATTAGGTTGGAAATACCTGTTGTACTTATCTCCGCCCTTCTCAAAATCATAAGCACGAAGTACCTTTCTTGCAAGTAGGTCCTGCATGATGTTACTTTCTTTCCACTCATTTGTGGTACCTGCATAGATGAGGTTATTCATCTGTGCAGCATAACTGGTCATGATGCCATTGATGGTTTGTTTCAGTTCTGGATAGTCCCCAAACAAGAACTCCGCAGAACCATCATAACCGACACCATCTATAGCAGTAGCAACTTGGCTAGCGATTCTATCATAAATGCTCTGAACTTGTGCCACGTAGTTAACTAAGCGTCTGTTCAGAGCATCGTATGCTTTCTTTTGATTAGGGATATTTGGTCTCATTTATTTCGGCTTATAATGTTCGTTTACACATTCCCTTTGATAGAGGATAGCAAACTCCTCATAAGGGCAAGTGCCCAACGTTGGCTCTCCCGTAACACTAAGATTACGTGGATTGGAAACGTGGGCACATAATTTGCAGAACTGAGGTTCTTTTGGAATAGGCTTAACCTTCTTCTTTGGAGACATAGCAATTAACCTTTACCTCTACAATCGTATTGCCATCCTTCTGATATACTCTCTGCTTCATGATCTTGGATTCGATAGTATTGAGTACATCTTTCTTTGCCTGTGCGAGAGTTTCCTTTGTTATCTCACGCAAAGCTTCTCTCATGGACTTGACATGATGGTCTCGCTTGTAGTGGCGAATGTAATTTTTGTCGATACTATAAGCCTTGGCACATACCTTTGGCTCTAGAATTTCTTTCTGTTCAAAGACAGTTACACTGATAGGGTAGAGTCTTCTAGCTAACTTGAATAGCCAAATTGCGATTTTTTTCTTCATAACTTGTGCAGTTTATTGCGTTTATATTGTTTGTTCACCCATAGCAAAAGCTGACTGCTGTACTGCTGCCGCATTAAGTTCATCCTGTCGAATATCCTCCATTGTCTGCTGAGGGTCTTGCGACTGCCCTAGCTTAACGATGGATTCAAGCTGACTTTCTACCGGCTTACCACCATTAGCCTTTTGTCTGATGGTGATGTCGTAATTCTCATCCTTTGGTATGTAAGGAGTGATGATGTGGTCGCAGGTGACGTTATCTATCTCCTTTCCCCATTTTGGATTCATGACCTTCAAGAATGCCTTGATTACATTGAACTCTCTTTCAAAGAACTCCTTGAAAGCGCCCGATTCCATGCGAACTTTCAGATGTGCATCTGTGAGCAACGTCTGTCTTGCATCGTAGCCGATATTACCAAGAGATTTCATATTCTCAAAGCTAATATCTGGCATTTGAGAAAGCATCCAGTACAATCCGAGAAGGGTTTTATTCTGACCGCTAACCGCTTCTTGCGACTGGTTCCATGATACGTATGAAATATCGCCATCATTCTCGACTCTCCATATACGCAAACTTTCTCCCTTTTTCTCCTGTCCGACTATGCCACCCTTGACTTTTGCGATTGGTGCAGCGTTATATGCAATCACGTTGCTATTGCGACTGACATTATACTCAAATTCACTTCGGATATTATCAAGCCCCTCGTAGATGGCGTGAGGTCGAGACAGGTATGCTCCAGGAATCTTATGGATGATGATTTCCTCACCACTCTCAGTGTTCCCATCCTCATCAACTTGTGCAGTTACTTCCTCCCACATTTCCCCAAGGTTACTTTTCTTCCAAATGAAATGATAGTTTTCTGTAAAGGTCTCAAAGAATGTTATCGTCTCTTTATCGGAAACGGTCTTATCATACTCAAACGACATAGCTTGCATATCATCATACTCATCAATGATAGGGTACAATCTTACTCCATCCATAGGGGAGAAGGTTTTGCACTTCAACTTGTAGTTTGATTCAAAACCATATAGAGAGTTATGCTTCTTAACAGAATACCAGATGGTGAAGATTTCACAGCTTGCGAAATAGGCTAGTCCACGTTTGTAGTTCATGTTGTCAATATGAGCACAATCGTAGATTTTTTCTAATGCCTTTTGGATTTCCCTCTGAATATCATTTTCTGGAGTGTTGTACTTTCTCTTAACTGGTATAGAGAATGTAAATTCTGTTATTCTGTTTGTGAGCAGCTTTTCAAGGGCAACCGCTATACGGGATGATTTTTCACCATTGTCTTTATCACGAAGGCTTATGGTATCTGTCATTACCTTATGGCTTGCTGGCTCATATAAACTCAAAAGATAACTCCACAAAGGGACCATTACAGTCCTTCTACGTAGCTCTTCTATCTTTTGGCTGATAGTATCAGTTTTCTTGAGTATTTCTTCGATGTTCATATCTTTACTACTTTTGGTGCAAAGATACTAAAAAATATTTAATCAACAAATAGGTTTAACCAAGAAATTGCATATTTATTTTCGCTTATAGAGCTTTTTATGTTTTTGATGATAATGAATAAAGGCGATACAAGCAAATCCGCTTATACCGCCTTAGATAGAGCAATAAAATATCTTATGCAGGCATTAGTAATTGTGCCTTTTCTTTGTTCACGATTTCTAATACCATTTTAGCTGCCTTGTTTACGTCTGTCAAAACAGAAACGATGAACTTTGGTTGCTTTTTAAGCTTGCTGATCCAACCATCTAGGTAAGCAGCGTTATTATCTAAAATGCGACTACTAAAGCCTAGGACGTTTCCGATAAGAGCTGCTCCAAGCTCTGCAACCAACTCTTCTCTTGCATAGTCCTTTTCTCCTTTCTCTTCTTCAAATCCTCTGTTCAGTCTTGACTTGTGACCTGTAGAATGAACCATTTCATGCAGGAGGGTAGAGTAGTACTCCTGTCCGTCCTCGTATATCTCCTGCTCTGTATTGCCCTTCTTGAACTGACTTTTAAGTGGTGTTGTAATATCATCTACCCCAACTCTGTAAAAAGCTCCACTTGAATACTTGTCGTAGCGGATAGGGCAGAGCCACTTCTGATAAAGAAGCATATCATCAATTTTCTCGTTGACGTACATACCAGCCGTGTCTGTCGGTAACTCATTCTTATCTTTGAGACTGAACTTCTCCTTCAACTTCTGCATCGTCTTAGGTGCTATCTCTTCGAGGTTGGTTTGGCTGAGGTTGAACACATTGCAGCTCTTCAAAAAAGGCTGAACTTTGCAGTCTAGTTGGGCTGATCGAGTCATTCCGTTGTAGCTGTCTTCTGTTATTTTGTTTCCATTCTTGTCTTTGTACTGAATGGACCAAAACAGAACAGGGAAGCTTTTCTCTCCTTTGTTCACACTAGCTCCTAATGCCTTTATCTGATTGAAGGTAGCAAAGATAGGATATTTGAATCTTTCTTCGTCCATCATGCAGAGGAACAGGAAGAATGAGTTCATTCCATTATATTCACGCCCTCCAAGGTTCACTGGGTTACCACCATAAGATGTAGTAAACCAACCCATCTTCCAATCTCCTGCTTTCATCTTTTGCATTCGTGAAATCATCATTTCAGCGAAATGCTCTAAAACGTTGTCTGTCTTCATTGCTCTTACTTTTTATATGCAGTTATTTATAACTTCTTGCCATACATTCTTGCTATCTCATCGTAGATATATGCTCCGCTTGTATGAGGACTGCCAAACAATCCAAGAATGCGGTTATCTACAGTGATGCTGTTTGTCTTGACGACAACTCCGTTTTTGATGTGGTCGCAATAAACTTCATTGCCGATATGGTAAAGCTCCATCTTACGATTATAGCAATCTGTTCCAATGTACTCTTTATTCATGGCGACCTCCTTTCTTTTGAAGTTGCACCCATGCATGATACATTTTATTGAAGTTATCTAACTTCTGAAGGATTTCATCCTTGCTTAAATAATCACTTATCATGTCTGAATAAAAAACATTAGAATTATTATCAAACATGGTGATATTAATACATTTTTTGTTAACGTATACTGACATGGTGTTGTTATGTATTCTGTTAACCTTTACCAATGCAGCATTAACTGCTTTCTTAAAGTGAATGTTTGTTCCGTCTAACATTTCATTGCTCTTATTGTGACTAGTTGGTTGGACCAGTCGTTACCTTTTTATTTACTTGATATTTAAGAATTTAGAAACCTTACTAACAATCCCCTTTGCTGTTGAACATGTTGAAGGGGTTTCAATAGCCACGCTCTTACCATCCTCCCAATAGGTAATCTGAATTCTCAACTTGTTACCATGGAAGCAGTTAGTTACATGCGCTCTAAGATTACCCTTACGAATGTCACCTTCGAAATAGTTATAACGTCCATCAAAATCACTTGTAACTGCTGCTACAACCTCAGCTTTGTTTGATACGTTTATTGTCTGTTTCATTGCTCTTATCTTTTAAATTATTATTTATTTTTGATGGTGCAAAGGTAGTCATTTTTTTGCAAATGACCAAATTTTAACCTCATTATTTTTCTTGCTTAACTTTATATAACTTATTGATAACTAGAGTGTTAAATAAAATCTATTTTCCTCTATATAAGGCTTTTTCAGAAAAATGGTATAAGGATATGGGGAAGAAAATAGAACAGCTTAGAAAAGCTTATGTGAAGTATTTGCCGTTTCGTTAACTTAACTAATGTTACCGAAAACTACAGGAAGCTAATTTGACAAGAAAAACGCAAAAACTGCTTTTAACATGGTGTTACGGAGTGTTAATTAGGCGGTTTGTCACCTTTTCTTGTTAGCAACTTCCTTAATTCTCGCACCTCATTCCTCAAATCAGCGTTTTCTTTTCTGAGTTGCGAAATGAGGTGATTATATGATAGCTCTGTTGTTTTATCCATATTACTTGAACTTGATGATGAAAAATTCATGATCCAACCATTTGTCTAGACACATTTCCTTCTTAGGCTTGCCGATGGTGATACTCTCAATTTCCTTCACGATACGTGGGCTATCCTTGCGGTAGCCGTTAATGAAGAGAACGTGGGTGTATGGTTTGTATTCCAGTTCGCCTATCACGCGACAATAACCGCCAAACTCATCGAAAAGCACCTCACCGCTTTCGGCTTGTTGGTTCACCAGCCGGGAAGCCCAATATGGTTTTATTTCCCGATATTCCTCAGTCTTCTCACCTGATACGATTCCATCGAACCATTGCTTACTGACGGTGAGGGTCAATATTTTCTTTTCCATAATTCAAATCTTTAAAGGAAGGCTCGCCACCTGTAAAATCAAGTGTCTAATTCAATATTTACCAAAAGGTGACTCGCCTTCCGAATATTTTTACTACTTTTGCAGTGTCTAATTTTAATATTTATCAATATGAAACCAAAAACAAATGTAGCTATTGTTGTAGCTTGCTCTGTGTCGTTGATCATTAGCATCATCGCACTCTGTCTTTCTGTTCCTCGTAGCCAAGAGTTAGATTTCGACTATCTCGGCTTACTCGTTGGCATTCAGTCTCTCATTGTAACTATCCTAATCGGATGGAATATCTATTGCCTTGTTGACTTAAAGGGGCTAAGAAAAGAACAAGAAGACTTGAAAACAAGTTCCTATATTCAGATACAAAGAACAGCTGCTATGTCTTGTCATGCTGTAAGTGATGTTTATTATCGCTATCTTGTAGGGAATAAACCGAATGGTGACGACTATAATCTCATCTATTATCGACTATCTGAAATATACCATCTATCAATTATTGGTGATTATAAGTTTTGCGAAGCTATAATACAATCATTGCTTGAAATCTTTGTAGAACCTAAAAAGGCAAATTTCAAAGACAGACAAATGGAAGAGCTTTTGCGTCTAGCGGCACGTGTGAAGTGCCAAGAACTTATTCCGAATTTTACAAAATTCATCACTATGCTTGCACAAATGAGTGATAAGGTCAGAGTTTAGAACATCATCGACTATCTTCCAAAAGATATTATCAAGCTCTCTTTCTTGCTCTGGTGATAAGCGTTGAATGCCTAATGCTGATAATTCTTTATCGGTATCGTTGAACTCTTCATCACTTACATGTCGCCAATAACCATTTGTATCTTCTACAAGGTATCCATTCAACCCACAAGGATGTTTGAAACCTTGAACGAAGATACGAATGGTTGGTTTTTCTTGCATTCTCAAATTCGAGCCGACTACTTCTTGTTGCTCTGGCTCTAGTTCTAACTTTGAGATTCTATAGACCACGGGGCAGTCCATAATCTCCTGAATGTTGTCTTCCGACAATCTGATTGATTTTGCTAACTTCATATCTCTTTTATTTTAAATATTACTTCATTACATACTTTTAGTTTCTTTCTTGTTTTTATACATCTTTTGAAAGTCATTAAGCATACCAAGGAACGCACACGGATTGTTGGCAGCGGTTTTTGCTATAGACGCACCCTTAGGCAACTTACGTGCATCATATTGCCCGTATTTAAACAAGATGCCTTTTAGTGAACTGAATAGGGCAGTAAAAAATCTCACCTTCTGCCACGTTCTTGTCTCTATTCCATTCTGCACGAATATTAACTTCCAAGGTATTCTCTAACGTTCCATCATCTTTGAAACGAATGATATGTTCAAGCGGATGATAGCCACTAAACGAAAATTTCAATACACTAGGGTTGATATGCCTAGAAAAATAGGTATCAAAATTAAGTATAATATCCGTGTCGGCAGGGACTCTGCTTAGAATATCAACGAACTCGCCAGCCTTACCTAGAAGAGGTTTTGGTGGATAACCTTCTGTATATTTCATACACCACAACTTTTTATCTTATTAGCATTACTCATTATATCTCCAATCTCGAAAGGAGTTTTACCAGCAAACCTAGCAAGGCAATTCATTAGCTTGCGAGAATATCTTACAGTAATCTTTTCAGCCTTTACGATACGATGGTCAACTCTACCATAACCACCACCTTTGCTAGCATAATACAAAGCCCATCTAGGCTCCCAGTATTGCTTAATCTTAGGCAGCTTTTTCGATACATCTAAGCCATCCAATACCATCCTCATATAGCGAGGACTTCCGTAGCAACCTTTCATTATCTTCTTTGCCAATCTAATCTTCATACGCTATAATTGCTTTAATTTATTGAATATCTTGGCAAAGCGGTGTATGTAATCAAAGTTAACGCTTTCACCATGCTCACGCACCATTCTGTTATATAGCCAACGTAGATGCTCCGCATCCTCGTGGAACTCTTTAATATCTTGCTCGTCTAAGATTATTTGTTTCTTCATATATTATTTCTCCTTATCAAATATGTTACAAACAACCTTAATATACTTATTGTATAAAGAATAAGGTATTCCATTAGTCACAGCAACAAATGCACCGTCCATATATACGATTACTGCTTTTACTTTTGCTGTACCTTTGCGTAAGTCAAATATCTCACGCTCCACAACATCACCTTCCCAAACCTCATTGCCTTCACAATCTGTCAGTCCTGTGAACATGCAGACGGTAAAAGGGTCTACCTGATAAGTGATATTTCGGTTCAGCATACTTTCTTTCTGGCGATTTTCGATGATGTATGTATTACCATTCTCTTCGTAGAAATATCCGAAAACCCATCCTTTGCCGTCAAGACGTTTAGACTTGAACTTGATATTTTCTATTTTCATATTTATATGTTTATATAAAGTCTAAATAGACTGTTGTTTTCACTTTATTAACTTTGTTATTGTTATTGTTATTAAAATAATCACTACCTTTGCACTCGAATCATTTAGAGTATCAAACTCTGTTAAGGTAAACCTCTAGCCAAACATTAACAAATAAAACAATGGAACAGCAATGAGATTTACAAAGCCCCTTAGTTGCCGCTTAGGGGCTTTTTCGTGTACCGCAGTTTAGAGGTTTTGCGGTATTCCAGCTATCGAATGGTAGTGAACTTAACATTGTTTGATTATGACAAATGATTCAAAAACAAACGGGAAACGTCTAATCTTTCGTCCTTACGTTGTTAGGGATGGTAAGATTATCCGTCCTAAGCACGGAGGTTGTCTAGCCTTTTGGGTTGACGATTAAATTTCCTATTTGTGGGTAGCGGCAACTACCCCTTTTTATTTTAATTCTACCGGTTCATCATCCCAAGATAATTCCCTTCCGATGAGTTTCTTAATGCTACCTTGTGGTATTTCTATGCATTTGCAAGAACCATAATCGTCTCTCCAGCTATATACAGCTTTGTGAGGCTCTGTTTCAAATATAAGTTCTGTACCAAAACTATTAACACATACCCATGCCATAACTATTCCTCCACTTTTACGCCGAATGGAGTGCCATCTGCAAATTTTATTTTAAACAAATCAGTAGCAGTGACAAATCCAATCACACCATTATTTCTATCACCAATAACAAGCCCTTCATTATCTATAAGTATGATTAAGCTGTTAACCTCACCAATTTGGGATTTCACCCACCCAAACGGCTGATGTTTTAGCATTTCTGCCCAGCACTCTTTTGCATCCTTGAATGGACGGCACTTTGGTTCTTGCTTAACACGGTATTCTATATCATCCCAGTACCCTATTTCATTTATTTCCGTCCAATCATTCGGAACACTTGTGCCTTTTACGGCACTTGGTTTTGTTCTACACTCAATTGCCTTTCCGTCAGCAAAAGCTTGCAAGAAAGGATAAAATTCTTTAGCTTGATTTCTGTCCATAATTAATCCTCCAACTCTATATTATTTTCTGCTGCGTAGCCATCTTGTGCTTCCTCACACCAGTTTCCTTCGCAAAGATAACCTATACCGATGTTATATTCTGAAATAATGTTCTTGCTGCAATACTCACAGATAGCATCGCCGAATTTATTTTGTAATTCTTCTCTTGTCATAATAGCCCCAAATCCTTTAATTTCCATTTAGCATATTCTTCTGCTACACTAGGCGCGCTCAGTGCGTGCATAGCCAAAAGATAGCCTTCGCAAGACGTTATATATTTCCCGAAAGCATTACGATAATCTAACTCTTCCTTCATGCTTTGAATTACAGATTCTTTACTCATTGCTTACCCTCCTTTGCGTTACACGTTGCTTGGTCTCCTTCATAGTAAGGAGCACCGACTTTAGGTAATATCTGAGTGTTCCTATTGCAGGAACATTGTATTACCCAAGGTGCGTTTACCTTTCCACATCTAGGGCATATCCATCCTTCTTGTGCCATATTGTATTTAACTTTACTTATTATTTATCCTTATTTAATTTAAACTGCTTTGATAAGAATGAATCATTCTTTATCAAGTTGATAATTTCTTCTTCTGTATGAATGCCTTTCCAAAATAGTTCGGTATGTGAGCCTCCTCTTTCATCATCTACAGAGAACGGAACACCATAATTAGTATAAACCTCTCCGTGATGCTTGATGAGATGGCGACCAGGATTCTTTCGGATATTATTTATCCAAGTTTCATTATCGCATTCGCGCCATATCTCATACTCTGCCCCTGTCAGCGTTTTGTCAATGCCCATAGGATAATGACCAGAACACCCATTTGTTCCAAAATAAATAATCTCTGCCATATTCTCTTTCTTTTTACCCTCTCCCTGTTGCCAAGGAGAGGGCGGTTAGTTACTACATACTAACTTCATTAACTTGCGCAGTCAGGAGCTTCTATGATGCCCGCATCAACCATACGATTTCTAAGAGCATTATAGTACTCCTGCATTCCAGAAGCTTGCTTTACCATCATCTTGTACTGATAATCGCCAACTTTCTCTCGGAAGCCATCCTTCTGTAAAGCTGTATTCAACTTAGTCAAGCGGTCATAAAGCTCATCATGCTCAATACGAAGTCTATCCTTAAAGTCATTGTAAGACGCATAAGCTTCATCAAACACACTCTTAGGAGACCAAGACTTATATCCGTCTTTGTACTCTACCAAGTAGCCATCTTCCTCAACGGTTGCTGGCTTAATTTCTCTACCAAGCACTTTCTGTGCTTCTGTCATAGTCATAGGCTCTGCCATAATGACCTTTGTTCCAATGTACTGTTTCATTATATTACTTATATTTATCCCATAAGGGATGGTTATTTACTCTGGTGTCTTCGTTGTATATTTATCAGATGAAATGTGCAGAAACACATAATCGCCATCACTGGTAGTCTCGTTAATATCACAAGAAACACCTTCTGCTTTGTCAAATACAAGCATTTCACAATCTTTGCCTACGAAGCTAATGTAAGATTGCAAATGCCCTATCAACTCACTTGCTTTCATATTACTATCTATTTATATCCTTTGCAGGATGGTTAATCAATCTTCTTGATACTATCAATTTCCATAGCCCATAGTACAAACTCTCTATTGGAGCGAGTGCCATCTTTCTTAGCAGGGTTGATTCTTACATCAATCTCGCCATTATAGCCACTGTAATATCGTTTAGGGACGATACTTGTAATCCAACAAACATCACATCTAGAGCAGCTTACTTTGTCACCAACCTTGTATGGAAGGCTTTCGATGTAATCATTTACACAAGAACAAATCTTATCATTAGCATCATTGATAATGCTTAGTTGCTTGGCAACCTTTGCTTGTAATTCATCTTTTTTCATATCTTTTAAAATTATGCCCGAAGGCGTTAAACTTTCATTTCATTTATGATGCAAGGGTTCTCTTCATCAAAACTGCATACGCCCCCCTTGCAATGTGCAATACCCTTGGTTGCAATATTCACAATAATCTTCCATATCTACACCTCCATTTCTGAGTTAAGTCCTAGACCGAAGAGAAGATGCTGGAGTTGATGAACAAAACTAATACTAGCAATATTATGTCTGTCTAGACCTACACACACCAAGAACTCACCCAAAGTTGTCATATCTTTTGTTATATACAGATAAGCTCTTTTTGTTGGCAATCTATACCAATCATAACCATCATCCTTCCATCCATTTTTCTCTAGAATCTCAGGAGTAAGAGGAACTCCAGATAATCTTACTGGGCTTACTGGATGCCTTACATAAGATAATTCATAACCATTTGAAGCAAGTATATATCTATAATAGTATGTATTCTGTTTTTATACATAACAATATCACCAATAATAAACTCCTGTTTCATACGCTTAATTCTTTCTTAATCATAATCTATTCATCCTTATCTTTTAGTTCAACGAAATCTCCAATACCCAAACGAGCTTTATTGATGCAATCACGTATCCACCCCATAAGGTATGCCTGATGCTCATTTCTACCATTATACATTCTTTCCAAATCGCATGCATCGTTGATAGACGACAGAACATGAAATGCCTCATGACAGATATTCTTCATAGTCATGTCTTTCTTCTTCGGGAAGACGACAAGATTGCCGATGTATCCAGCTTTACTCATACATTCGTCATAAACCATACCTCCGTATTTTCCTTCATTCATAGGACTGTCGTTGTGAACAAGAGGTTTGCCTTTCATGTCGGTAAAGCATTTGTCTATTTCTTCTTCGGATGTATTGTACATCACCCAAAGTCTCCTTGGGTAAATCTGTGGTATATATTCGTAATATCCTTTCTTCTTCATATTTATTTTCCTTTCTTTTTAGGAACATACTCATCTAACTCATCGTCAAACTCATAGCAGTCTGGGCAGTAGTGCTTATCACCTATTTCTGCCCATTCGCTTTCCATTGCTTGCTCTTTTGCAGTTCCTTCGTCCAACCAAGCCGCAATGCCATTAAACTCATCAATGAAGGCTTTTCCACATCTGTCACAAATGACAGAGTACATAGTAACTGGCTTAATCATTGCTCACCTCCTTCCTCTGAGAATAAATCATCAATATACAACCAACGAGTAATATTAGCACCCGAACTATAAGCATCCCAATTTTTAATCAGAGCATCATTTCTCTTGAAAGAAATGTAGGTTTTAATACTTTCTGTTATTTTTGCTTCTGCAAGGACTTCTGCGAACTCTCTTGGCTCTTCACTAGCAGGATGCCACAAGCTCTTCAAGAACTCATTGATAGCCCACTTAGCACCTAGTCCAATAGCTTCTTTGATGTCCTCTTTGTAGAACATTTCCTCTTTAGTATCATTGTCGAAGACTACTTCTTCACCATTTAATAGAAATCTATCTTCATAGATTTCTTCCTTGGCTTCTTCTATTTTCTTATCTATCATATTATTAAGTTTTATAATGACCTCCACGACCAGTATTGTGCTGAGGCTAAGAAGGTATATGGGCATAAAGCCTTGACTTACTTTTGCTCATTCTGTGTCGTGGAAGTTGTATTATTCAAAATTATCTGTCGTACCTAAAAGATGCTCATTGCCTTCATAAGGAATACAATAGTTCCAACTAGCATAAACACAATAGTAAGGCTCATTTACATTTTTATGACTAAACAAGTTTGCACGCCACTTACTTGATTTACTATCTCTAACTAACACCTTATCAAAAGGTTTTGGAGTCCACTTAGGCTTCAAATCCACAATCTGTTTCTTCTCTGCATCCCAGCGTTTACCTTTTTTAGCTAAAACGTCAAAGAGCTGCTGCTTCTCAGAGTCAGTTGCTGGGCGGAGACTATAATGAACTCTTGTATTACCATATTCAGCTATAGTAAATTTATCGTCAATATTATAGAAAGCATAGTAAAAAGCTCTTTCGCCTCCATCTTTATATTCACTTTTTAAGATGAAAATACAATTTGCATAATATCCACCTTTAATTCTTTTCATAAACATAATATCCCCATCCTTGAACACAGGCTGAGCCTTCTCTATCTCCAAGGTCTCCATATTCAGCTTACCACTTAATTCTTTCTCAATGGTATTGATGTATGTAGCGGTACAACTATGTGATGCTTTGTGCCAATCCTTTGTATCCAAAAGACATGAATCAGAATGAATAGACTCTTTGTTACGTTTAACGAATACAGCCTTAACTGTTTGGTATGAAGAATGAGCAAATTCTTTGAATACACAATAGTCGCCCTCTCCATTAGCAAGTATATCGCCCTTCTTCCAAGAAAACTTTGCCCAATCACGCATTTCCTTAGAAGGGAAGAGAATCTGTAAACCATCAGGATAACCTCTTTCTGTACCAAATTCGGAATAACCACGATGGCAAGTAGTATTATTATTAGTCTCATTCGTACACCAGACTACTGTTTCTGTATCTGTAGTACTGATAGTATCTAACTCTACATCTATATTATGCAACCAGTCATACAACTTAGTTCCTTGCGGTTTATCCTTTAAAATAGCCGCTATATTAATTTTTGTCTCCATATCACTTTACTCTTATAAATTGAACATTCTTTCCGTCTTTTCGCTCATTTGATGCGCACTTGATTCGATTACACGTTTCTATATTGATAATGTTTGCAATTTCATCAAAGAAACAACCAGTACAATCAGCTTCCTTGGTCTCAACTACCTTTAACACGACTTCTGCGCCAATAGGTAAATCTTCCATAACTTTAATTTCTCATAATGTGACACTTGATAACCTTATGAACCGCATTTGGCTGCGATTCATTAAAACTCTTAATAAACTGACGTTCCATTTCCTCGGGGAAGATGGGCTTTGTCGGCTTCGGCATAGTGAGGACGGCTTGTATCTTTGCCCCCCCCATCCAAGGTAAGCAGACATCTGCGAGTAATTTTCTCAAATAACATAGACCTCTCCATAGTCTTAATCGAAAATATGATGGTTCAACTTTCTCTTTCTGAGGTTTCTCTTAATCACTTCCATATCCTTGTGGTCGTTAGTGTGGTCCGCAAGAAGCTTGATGATTTCATAGATGTCATTTGCGTTATCCTCCAGGTTGGCGCAAATATTCTCATCACCGAAGAAACTCTTATTAAAGGATTTCAAATGGAAGTAGTACTTTTTGGCTGCATCCTGCATTTGAGTGTAGTGCATCTTCTGCTCTTGCTTGTAGCGAACGCTTAACAGCCTAAACATGCCCTGTTCATCCTTGATGAGCTGATCCAATACATCTGTTACCATTGCAATCAAACAGCCATTGACCTGCAGGCGTTGAATAATCTTTTCCTGCTTCAAGCCAGATGTTACACCAAGCTCTGAGAGTGTAACCTTCAAATCGTTTACTGTAACTTTCTCTTTTCCCATTGTCTTACTTTTTAATTATCAAACCATAAACCTGTATATCTCCATTCCCATTGATGGCAAGTGTCATTAGGCTTCTTGCCTTCATTATAGCATATATCGGAAGATATGCAATTACTACATACATGTTTCATATCTTTTGTTAAGTCAATGTGAAATCGTTCAGTTCTTCGTAGACAACTTTAAGCCATTCTTTCATGTATATGATGGCATTCAATGCACCATATTCTTTTCTACGTTGTTTTGCTTTGTAAAGCATAGCTTCAATTGAAGCTACTTCGGATTTAAACGTTTCTTCGTATTTCATTGCTCTATATATTGTGGAGTGATGGTTAGTCACCCCATTACCTTTATGCTACGTCTTGAATCCATTCTTTGAGAATTGTACCATCTTCATTGAAGATATCAAGCTCTACTCCGTCATACTGAACTTTCTTGCCTTCGTCTAAAGCATTCTCGAAATCCAAATCTAAGATGTGCTTTACGTCACTGAATGTTTCTTGTTTTTGACAGAGTGGCTGATTTTCAAAAACAACATCTTTGTATGTGTTATCTTTGAACTTTGTTGCCTTAATAACGTACTTTACCTTTTTCATTGCTCTTATCATTTAATTGTTAAACTTATTTGTTGTTTAATTAACTGATGCAAAGGTACAAAGAAATTTCGGATTGACCAAACGTTACTTTCTTTAATCGCTTTTTAGCAACTTTATTTAACTTTTAAACCACATAACTATCTGAAATTCAGCTTATTTTCAGCATAACGAATGCGTTGTCTTGTCAAGACTTCCCCTACATCTTCAAGGCTGATTTCTCCTTTCTCGATTCGAGGATTCTCACAAATTTTATAGATAACGGTACCATCCATGCAGATAACAGGATATGGAGACCCATCATTATTAGGACGATCTGAGAGGCAGACATGATGAGCTGCTTCATTAATACGCTTCTCGAAATCTTTCTGTGATTTCTGCTTCTTTCTTTCCTGTTGTAATGATTGGTCGCCAAGAATTTCAGCCTTAAACCAATCTGTAACGTCTTGTAACATCTTCATTGCTCTTTTGTTTATAGTTTATATACTAATGTCTTTTACCCCACTTGATAGCGTTGTAAATGACGTTTCTATACATTCGTCTTTCCTCGTCCTTTTCAAGGAAGGTTGTTAATCTAGCTTGCTTTGTAGCAAACAAGAAATCTTTGTCTTCTTTAATTTCCATATCTACTTTCTTAATGATTTACCTGTGAAAGGAACAAACTTAGTGATAGCTTTTAACCTATCTATAGTTCGTTCTCCATATTTTACTTCGAGTTCGTTTGCAGTTAAGTTGGTGGTAATGATGAGAAGCTTTCCCTTTTGCTCTGCTGCGTCACATAATTCAGAGAATGCGCATCTAACATTACCATAAATCTTCGCAAGCTCTTCTGTACCAACATCATCAATACAGATGATGTGAAGTTTTAGAATCTCGTCAATCTTTGTATTTAGCTCCTGGGCTGAAAAGATACTCACGATTTTTTTGCAAGAGTCTTGGAGTAAGAGCGGTAGAATATGCTTTCCTATTAGTGTCTTTCCGAGACCGCACCCACCTGTAATAAGAAGTCCCCTGCCTTCGTTGTCAGACATCCAATCAACAATAGGGCGATAATTCTTCTCTATCCATTTTGCATGAGATTCCTTGCCAAAGGTGTATCTTTTAACAAAATAGTCTAGTCCACCACGAAGCCTTTGTTCTGCATTAGGAATCCTTATTCTCACCTTGTCAGCGAGAAACAAGTCTTCTCCTCTTTCGAACCTTTGAATAATTTGATTGAAATCTACATTCATAATTACCATCCTCCTTCGTTATAATCTTTGTTTTCCGAATCATGTAAAGCTGTACCAGATTGCTTTGTTCCGAAGTCTTTATTTCGTCTTGCCCAATTCTGTAGCCTTAGATTTAAATCCCATGTTTTCTCAGTCTCACACCTCATCCTTGTTTTGGATTTATTAGTCTCTGACCAATAGTCATAGAACTTTCTGATCATATCCTTACCATAAGTCGCGACATAAGGAACTAACTCTTGACCGAATTTCTTCTTTCGTTTTTCGGTTGCTGCCGCAATCTCCTCTTTCGTTTTCTTAGGCTTATCTTCCTTAGGTGCTTCTTCTGCAGGTTTAACATTTTCTTTTTCCTTTGGCTCATTTTTAGGCTTATCAGCTAAATAGTTGTCATAATTGCAGATTGTGATGATGGAGTATAACCTTTCCGTACTCACTTCTATTAGCTGCATTTTTACTAGCTTTGACAAACAGGTTCTAACTACTTGTTTCCCTGCGCCAATAGTAGCGCTGAGTTTTCCAAGACTAGTTAAAAACTGCCCTCTTTGCTCAACTATCCCATCATGTTTTACTTCTTTCTCCTTTGCATTGTTTAGCAAATAAAGAAAGAGAGAAAGCATTTCGGGTTTGTCGAACCAATCCCAATCAAAGATGCTGCGAGGAAGTCTTATCCAATCTGCCATAGTTGTACAATAAAACCTCAACTTTCTTGTTTAGCTGCTTACGCAGGTGAAACCCAAACAATACTAATTGAGGTCTGAATATTTTTTATCCGAAAGTTCCACGTTTCAGAGATTTAATTTCTTTGGTGCAAAGATAACAAATTATTTGTTGATTAAATAATATTGCTGCAAATATTATCAAATATTAACTTTGATGCCTTTGAGACTGCTAAGTTTCTTAACCTCAGCTGTATAGTGAGCAATCATATCTTCTAGTTCACTATTAGTGAAGTGACATGTAGAATACGCCTTCACGTTTAGCAAATCAAATCTTTGATGCCCTATTTTTTGAATGAGGTTGCGTTGGTAGCCTATGAGGTGGTCCGCAGAGAAACGGTTGTCGAATTTACATTCTGCATGGCAGTTATCTTCATTGAATCTAGTTGCCATGTGGCGGCGACTATGGAAGTGACCGCAGTCCACATCTTCAAAGCTCTTTATCTGCCCGCAGGATATACACCGAACATAACCATTAGGCATAACATCACGCAAGCGGATATAAAGAGAGAATATCCGATCGAGCTTTTTAACCAAGTTAGGTTTGCTCTTAGAAGTAGTCTTTTTTACCTCTTTTTTTTCGGCTTGAGCCGCTTTTGGCTTGCGGTTGAAATAGTATTTATTCATAACCATAGGACTCTTTAATACAGCTTATTTCCGTGATGGTATTCTCTGCTTTCGTTATAACGCATCTTCAAGTTGATGTGCTGAACGAGGTCGATACCAAGTGCTTCTGCCCATTCAAATACGGAGGAAAGAATACTTTTATATAAGACACAGAACATTTCTGCCTTTACACTTATAGATGAGTTAAGGTTGCACGAAACGATAGTTCTAGTAACCATGATGGCATTTTCGGTAAAACTATGCTGTTTAGCATACTTAACCTCAGAGTCGAATGTGGAGAACCCGTCCTTTGCCTCAACACCACAAACACCCATTAAATCAAAAACACGAATGCAGATGTCAGCCAACTCGCTCTCTACTTTTCCCTCGATGGTATCAGAGTAGTATTTGTTGAACAAACCGCCATGGTCTTTGGCAAGTACGGTTTTAAGACCTTCTTTGTCAAGGTCGTCCATATAGTTTCCTTTGCGGTCAGCTTGTACGGCTTCTGCTACTTCTGTGCAAACCATCATCAACCAATGCGCATTAGACTTTTCTTCTTCATGCCATCCATGTTTGACAGCATTATCGTAGGCTTTTTTAACCCACTCATTAATTTGTTTTGCTTCAATTTTCATAATTCAAAAACTTACGTTAGTTAATTGTTTACCTAGAGATTTGATACACCATCTTGACGAACCTTGCACCTCTAGGTCTATTCTTAAATCAGAGACTTTTCCGAAGGAACGGTAACTACCGCCAAGGTCGATTATCCATCCGTCTTTATCCTTGAAAGGTCTGATAGCTCGTCCCACCATCTGATAGTAGAGACTCAAAGACTTCGTTGGTCTTGCCAAGATAACCGTGTCAAGTGCTGGATAATCAAATCCAGTAGTGAGAACTCCGACATTAGAGACAACCTTTATGGTACCATCCTTGAACTTCTCCAAGATAGCTTCACGTTCTTTCTTTGGAGTCTCGCCTGTAACGATTGCAGAATTAATACCTTTCTGTTGCAGTTTATCTGTCAATCTTTCCGCTTCTTCCGTGAATCGAGTGAATACCAGAACTCCTTTTCTCGGTATTTTATTCTTTGGCTTCAATACACGTAGGGTAGTGGAAGTAAGCTGATCATAGAATCCGCTTCGTTCATATTCCAACTTTAGGGAGTTTTCATCAAAGTCGTTTCCTGTTGAGTTGGTATGCACGTTAGACATATCTAGCTGGGTGCAATCGAAGTATCTCAAATCGACAAGATAACCTTTTGCAAGCAATTCTGAAATCTGACAATAGTACAGAACCTCATCGAATATTCTTGGTCTAGTTCTCGTAAGGAACTTTAGCATCGAGTTGCCATTAAGTCCCCTTCCTAGTCGATATGGTGTTGCTGTTAAGCCGATAACCCGTCTATCCGCGGCTTCGAAGAAGGTTTTGTATTGTCCACCTTTCGCATTACAAAGATGGCATTCGTCAACCATTACGTGCTTGAAGTGCTGAAAGTCTTTCATGTGGTTCATAACGCTTCCGATGGTAGCAAAGGTTATTCTGTTTATATCCTTGCAACCAACAGAAGCGGAATATACTCCACAATCAAAAACACCATAGCTTTGCAGTTTAGCGAAGTTTTGCTCTAGAATTTCCTTTGACGGACAAAAGATGAGTAGCGGACTATCCAGCTTACTTGCAATATCTGCGATTACAAGCGATTTGCCTGCGCCCGTAGGCAAGATAAGAAGTCCATTCTTCTTAGTCTTGCCTGTGAACGCTCTAACGGCAGCATCACTTGCTTGTTTCTGATATGGTCTGAGTGTGTACATGATTACTCGTCTTCATCATTACCATCCTCCTCATCATCACCGAAAGGAAGGTCATTATCATCAGTCTGCTCCTCAGCCTTTGTTTTTGGTTTTTCTACTTCGGGGAACTCAATACCGAAGACTTCCTTCATAGCCTGCTGATTGACATCTTCCTGGCTCCACAAGCCGCTTCTATCCCAATCTGGAATTTTCTGAACCTTGCAAAGCTGGAACTTATCATCTACCCAAGCAAAGAAGAGGTAATGACCATTGAGAGCAATACGAGCGGTCTTAGTAGAAGGTAAGCGGAAATCCGTGATACCATTCTTAACTCTTGCTGCCAAATCACTGACTTCAAGAAGTGCTGATGCGTATGCTTCTTCGGCATTCTTCTTCATCTTCTTGATCTGAGCAAGAACGGTTTCCAGCTCTTCCTTGCGCTTTGGCACATCATTCTCCTGCTTGATGCAGTACTCTTCACGGATAGCATGAATCTCGAAATCATCATACTTGCGGTCAACGACCTCATTGTCTGGGAAGAGAGCATTGAACTTGTCATGCAGAACCTTGATAGGTTCGTCTGCACTCTTTGCACCTTCGCAAAGTACCAACACGTCCTTGAACATTTCTTTCTGAGCTTCGGTCAAACAAAACTCAATCTTCTCTGGTCTGTGACCATCCAAATCTGCTAACATAATATTTTCTGTTTTAAATTACATAAATTCTTTGCACTGCTCAATCTGCTGTTGAGCAAAAAATAACATTTCACCTTCATGAGGTGCAGGAAGGTAAAGCCCACACTGAGCACTACTATAATTTCTGAATCTTTCTATTGCAGTTGTCATTTCAGCCTTATCGAGTTCAGTACTACTTCTGATGTAGGTAATCTCCTGTCCTCTTCTGTTAATTCGCTTTCTCTCGAATATATCTCTGTTGCATATCTTCTTAAAAATATCAAACTTAACTTCTTCGAGGGTAAAACCAAATTCAGAAGCAAAGTAACCTAACAGACAATGCAGGTAGCTATTCTGAGCCAAAGAACGTTGAGTGTTCTTTTTCTTCAGTTCAACGTATTCATTCTTCAGAACCATCTGATTACAGGCTTCCTTGAACTTCTTTCTATCGTAAACATTCTTCAAATTATAGAGTGCCATAGTCTAAGCTTTAAAATGGTAAATCGTCATTATTGCCTTGAATAGGGTTTCCGTTCGCATCTACAGCAGGAGGAAAATTAGAAGCTGATGCTGCTCTTGCAGACTCCATAGCTGCTTGTTGTGCGCTTTGGCATGCCCCTTGTGTAGGTGTTGGCTGATTTCCGTTAGCCGCTTGTGCGGTCTGATTTCCACCTTGTTGCTGATTATAACGAGATTGATATTTCTCGATTTTATAACCCTGAACATTAGTGAAGTATCTGACTTGCCCATCTTTCTCTGAGCGTGAACCATTCAAGGAGAATGATACCGTCACAATATCACCAATATTGAAGTCGTTCAGATCATCAACGTGATTGCCTGTAAACTCGAACTTTGGATAGTTTGCTCTCTCTATCTGCCCTGTGAACTGGTTACGATAGGAGCAATCCAAGACAAGCTCTCTTTTTTTGAAGACTTTGTCTTGATAGGGAATACTCTCCGTATTCCCTATATGCTGAATAATTCCACTAATCTGAAATGCCATTTTTACTGAACATTAAAAGTGATACCATTGTCACGCATGAAGCGTTCCAAACATTCCATTGACTCTTTTGTACCGGTACAAACGTAAGTACGTGTCTCGGTTGGAGTAGGAGGTGCAACCGACTGTCCCATAGCGGCAGCGAAAGCATCCATGGCATCTTCTTCATTAGAAGACATCTTACCATTCTTTGGCTTCTCTTCCTGTTGCTCGGCTGCATTGTTCTCCGCGACTTCCTTCTGAGGTGATGTTGGAGGTGTTGCAGTTTCTTTCTTACTAGGGGACACTGAGCTGGCACGCTGTTCTTTCAGCTTGTTTGCGTATGCGATAGTCTCCTGCAGATTGAGATTCTCCTTGTATCGGGCGGCAAGTGCATCGTAATCTTCTGCAAATAACTTCAAGGTCTCGAGGTCTTTCTTGATGTTATCAACCTTTTCTGTGATAGCTTTTTCGATAGACTTCATTGAAGTTGTCTTGTTGAGCCATTTCGCATCAAAGATGAGGTCAAGTTTGATGCCGATGGTTTCTACTCCGCATTTCTCGGCAAGCTTTTCAATCTCTTCTCTCTTAGCTTTCTTGGTGCGATTTTCATCTTCTTTGATTACGCCATCAATGAGAGATACCGCATTCTTGATAAGCTTGCACGTATCGTTACATGTTGTCTTGAACTCCTCAAAAGGCTTATTCCAAACCTTTTCAAGCTCCTTGCGCTTATCGTCAAGTGCTTTAGCTGCCTTGTTGAGTAAAGCCTTGTCTTCCTTGCACTTTGGAATATCATCGGTGCTATAGTTGCTGATGTCATACATAGGCAAAGCCTTTTCAACTCTAGCTTTAACCTCTTTGATATTCGTGGTAAGCTGCCCGATAGTTTCTTTGCTTACCACCAATTGCACATCCTTTTCTTGGAGTGCAACGATATTGGTGTTCTTTTCTTCTGCCATATTAAACCAAATTGAATATTTTCTTGTCTGTTATCAAATCTCTGTTTTCTTGAATGAAACTAATCAATCCTTCGCAGTGTTGAGTGAGTAGAGGAATATCCCTTTTAGGGTTAAACGTATAACTCTCAGTGTAGTTTCTGTAATACGTCTTTCCGATTTCCAAGATATTGTATTCGAAGTCGTAAACATCACAACCATTCTTCATGAGTGCATAAGGATAGACCTTATGTTGCCAGTGTCTCTTGTAATTACCAACCGCATACTGACGTGTTGTTTTCAGATCATGAGTGCAGAACGGCATAAGGTAATCAATATACCCATACAGCAATAGTTTGCCATACATGGTAGGCAAGACAGCTTGTATATAAACCTGTGGCAATGCTCCTTTATAGTAGGATGCATAATGTCGGACTAGCTGAATAGGGAAGCAGAAACTTCTGCCGTTCAACTTTGCTTCAACACCGATAGGCACTCGTTTGTTGTATGGTTTAACCTCTCCTTCGCCAACATAGTGATAATCTTCAACATCTTGGTAAATAGTGTGGATTTCCATATTCTCCGAGTTGCGATGAAGGACCATACAATCAATAACCTCATTAAATGCTGTGCCTTTGTCAGCAGCTTCACTATCGAATGGTACTCGATTTATCTTATCTATTAACGATTGGAATTGTATCTTCTTGAACTCTTCTGGAGTATGGGGTGGATTTTCAGACCATCCCCAATACTTACTCCAAATGATGTCACTATCAAGGTAGTTCTGATACGCATCCAAAAGCGTCGCATAGAACCTAAACTTGACTACTTCCATAGCTTATGCTGCTTGTGGGTCTTCGTATTGCTTGGTCTCCTTATTGTAAACCAACTTCAAAGCACTTACCTTCTCGGTGAACAGACTTCTTGCATGAAGAATGATGGAGTTACCCAAATTTGCATAATCTTTGATGTGCTCGATGAAATGGTTTGCCCCTCTTGCGTCTGTAATCAACTGAACACCCTCCTTAATCTCTTCAAGAGCCTTATTGTACTCCTTGACCTTTTCTTCTTTCTGAGCTATCATAGACTGATAACGTGAGAGAATCTGAGTAGCGATGAAGTTATTAGGAGCGGTTGGCTGTCCGTTTGCATCAAGAATAACCGGAATCTGCATACAACCAGGAAGCTGACAGGTGTTCTTACCATCGTTACGACTTGTAGGGTCAAAAGTGATAGTTCTGATTTGCTGTCCATTCTCACTTCTCATTTCGAGATAGCCAAGCAAGTCCAAATCAGTAACGATATTGTTGTAGTTCTTCTCACGAAGTGCAGGGATATACACAGTACTTTCACCTTCCTTGCGTGTGTCACGATGTGCGACAAAGACGATGTTCTTGTTAAGCTGTGACAAAGATGAGGTGAACCATTTGAAGTCGTTATTGATGGTGCCCCAATCCTGTATCTGAGGGTTGCGACCATTGCATCTGTAGGCGATGATGAAGTCAATCATCTTTCCGATAGTATCTACAACGATGGTATCGAACTCCTCCAAGTCCTTCTTGTTATAGTTGAGCAAGTTGAGAATATCTTGCCAACTAGAAACCTGTACAATACCGACATTATCATCCAAATGTGCGGTATTAACACGCTTGACACCATTATCGAAATCAAGCAACAAAGGCTTAGGTGCTGAGAGGGCGAAAGTTGTCTTACCCATACCTGCCTGTCCGTAAACCATCATTTTAACGTTTTTCTGAATAGCAATTTCATTGCTTCTTTTAATCATACTCATTGCTC